GAATTAAAAGATGAGGATATTGTTCCGACTAATAAATCAGGATTACAATACTATCTTGAATTAAATAAAAAATAAAATTATTGGGTGATTTACCAATATTGTAATTATGCAACAATCTATAACAATCAATAGTGTTAACTATGATGGGGAAATCGCTAACATCATTTTTAAACCGGACATTGAAGATATTACGATAAATTTGGGGGAACAAATTCTCCCATTTTTATTTAGACCTTATTTGTTAACACCTCCAAGAGATGTTTATGGGGTCTACACTATTATAGTTAAGTTTAACGGGATTGAATGTCCGAACATTTTAAATGTTCCAAGACCAACCCCCACACCAACACCAACCCCAACAATGACAAGTACTCCGACACCAACATCAACATCAACACCTACTCCGACACCAACCGAAACAAAATGTGTTCCATTTCCAACACCAACACCGACAACAACCTCAACCTCAACACCTACTCCAACACCCACACCAACAACGACTTGTACCAACCCTTGTGGTTGTCCATAATAAAATTAAATCCTCCAATAAAATGGGGGATTTTTTTTTACATAAGAAAAAAAAATATTGTTTTTAGTATTGATGGGGCAAATACTCATTTCACAAGTATTTATAGGATAAATAAGTTTATACATATAGATGGCAAATATACCTATTTCACAGTTACCACAAGCATTTTCGGCATATCCGGAATCCTTATTAGTCATAGTAAACTATGACCTGGTGACTACAGGACAAACAAATTACATATATTATTCAGCCTTAACCGCTCAATTTAGTGCCGGTACATCGGGTACGTCAGGTACATCGGGCACATCCGGTACAAGTGGAAAAAGTTTTACTTGGAAAGGTGTTTGGTCGGCTTCAATTAATTATATTGAAGGCGATGTGGTATACTATAATGGTAGTTCATATGTTGCGACAACAACAATACCTTCAGGTGGTTCTTCTCCTGATACTAATTTTAGTTGGGGTCTAATTGCTCAAGCGGGAACAAGTGGTACTGATGGTACGTCAGGAACAAGTGGTGATGACGGAACTTCAGGAACTAGTGGAGCAGATGGTACTTCCGGTACTAGCGGTGTAAATGGGACAAGTGGTTCTTCTGGTACATCGGGAGCAGGGGTTGCAAACTATTATGCAACATATAGTAGTTCCCAAACTCAATACGCAACATCGGCAAATACCGAATATATTGCGACTTATGATACAGTTGAAATTGAAAATGGGATTTCAATTATTGATGGGTCAAAAATCACGGTTCAATATAGTGGTATTTACGAAATTGGGTACTCACCAATGGTTGAAAAAAAATTATTTAATGGTGACTTAGACGTTAATATTTGGTTAAAAGTAAATGGGAATAATGTTGATAGGTCAAATAGTGTTGAAGGTTTTATAAATCCGGATATTAAAGCGTTACCGTATGTACAAACAATACTTCAATTAAATCAAGGAGATTATATTGAAATCGCCTATTCTGCAACTAAAACAGGAGTACAATTAACAGCTGTTAGTGGGCAGACATCTCCATTAATACCGGCAGCACCATCAATAATTGTTGATATTAAAAATGTTGGTGTGGCTGCGGTCGCATATACTTCAACATCAGGTACTTCAGGTACTCGAGGAACGTCAGGTACAAGTGGTTCGTCAGGTACAAGTGGTTCGTCAGGTATTAACGGTACAAGTGGAACATCAGGTACAAGTGGTTCAGATGGTACTTCAGGCACAAGTGGAACATCAGGTACAAGTGGTTCAGATGGTACTTCAGGCACAAGTGGAACATCGGGAACAAGTGCGACATCAGGTACAAGTGGTTCTTCAGGTATTAATGGTACTTCAGGTACTAGCGGAACAAGTGGAACTTCAGGGACAAGTGGAACAACCGGAACATCAGGAACGAGTGGAACAACCGGAACATCAGGAACGAGTGGTACTTCAGGTTCAGATGGTACATCAGGTACTAGCGGAACATCAGGTACGGATGGTACATCAGGTACTAGCGGGACGGATGGAACTTCAGGGTCTAGTGGAACATCAGGTACGGACGGAACATCAGGTACTAGCGGTACTGACGGGACTTCAGGGACAAGTGGAACAGATGGTACGTCAGGTACATCAGGAACTGGTGGTTTAAATGGTACATCAGGTACGAGCGGTTCAGACGGAACTTCAGGTACGAGTGGAACAGATGGAACTTCAGGTACAAGCGGTACGGATGGTACTTCAGGAACTAGCGGTACGGATGGAACTTCAGGAACTTCAGGTACAAGCGGTTCAGATGGAACTTCAGGAACAAGCGGTACGGATGGAACTTCAGGAACAAGCGGCACAGATGGTACTTCGGGAACTAGCGGAACAGATGGAACTTCAGGAACTAGTGGTTCAGATGGGACTTCGGGTACGGATGGAACTTCAGGTACTAGTGGTACAGACGGAACTTCAGGTACTAGTGGAACGGATGGTACTTCGGGAACTAGCGGAACAGATGGTACTTCAGGTACGTCAGGAACTAGTGGTTCAGATGGTACATCAGGAACTAGTGGTACTTCAGGAACAAGCGGTACAGATGGTACTTCGGGTACATCAGGAACTAGTGGTACTTCAGGAACAGATGGTACTTCGGGTACTTCGGGTACGGACGGAACTTCAGGAACAAGCGGTACAGATGGTACTTCGGGTACTTCGGGTACGGACGGAACTTCAGGAACAAGTGGTACAGATGGTACATCAGGTACTAGTGGAACAGATGGTACTTCAGGAACAAGCGGTACGGATGGTACTTCGGGAACTAGTGGTTCAGATGGTACTTCAGGTACTAGCGGGACAGATGGTACATCAGGTACTAGTGGAACAGATGGTACTTCGGGAACTAGCGGAACAGATGGAACTTCAGGAACTAGTGGTTCAGATGGGACTTCGGGTACAAGTGGAACTTCAGGAACAAGTGGTACAGATGGGACTTCAGGAACAAGCGGGACAACAGGTACTTCAGGTACAAGCGGTACGGACGGAACTTCAGGAACTAGTGGAACTTCAGGAACAGATGGTACTTCAGGTACTAGTGGAACTGATGGGACTTCGGGTACAAGTGGAACTAGCGGAACAGATGGTACTTCAGGTACAGATGGTACTTCAGGGACTAGTGGAACAGATGGTACTTCAGGTACTAGTGGAACAGATGGTACTTCAGGTACTAGTGGAACTGATGGGACTTCGGGTACAAGTGGTACTAGCGGAACAGATGGTACTTCGGGAACTAGCGGAACAGATGGAACTTCAGGAACTAGCGGAACAGATGGGACTTCAGGAACTAGCGGGACAGATGGAACATCAGGAACTAGCGGTACTGATGGGACTTCAGGTACGAGTGGAACAAATGGTACATCAGGAACAAGCGGTACAGACGGAACTTCAGGAACTAGCGGTACGGATGGTACATCAGGAACTAGCGGTACGGATGGTACATCAGGTACTTCAGGAACGAGTGGTTCAGATGGTACATCGGGCAGTTCAGGTACGTCAGGAACTAGTGGTACATCAGGTTCAAGTGGAACAGATGGTACATCAGGAACTAGCGGTACATCAGGAACTAGCGGTACATCAGGAACAACAGGAACTTCTGGCACTAGTGGTTTAAGTGGTATCTCAGCGGGACTAACTTATTATTTCAATGAAAGTCAAAATTCTGATGTTTCAGGTTATAAAGTATTATCAACAATTCCTTCAAGTGCCACAACACAAACAGTTACAACGAATTTAACAGGAAGCCAACAAAATGTATTGGTTTCCGATTATATAACACCTCAACTAGGTTTTGCAACAATACCTGCCGGTGTACAAAGATTTCATTTGCATTTCTTAAAACAAGCGAGTAATGACGATATCGACGCTTATGTTGAAATACAATTAGCGGATTCAACAGGAACACCTATTGGGTCAACAATTACATCTAATGTTGCGTTAATTGGTTGGGTTAGTGCCGTAATACCGGTTGAACTTGTTGTTGATATTGTATTACCAACAACAACTATTGACCCAACAAATAGAATGATTGTTAGATTATATCTTAACAATAATGATGCTGTTGCACATTCAGTGGTTTATTACACTGAAGGTAATTCGTATTATTCATTTGTTACAACATCAGTTGGTTCGGTCGCTGGAAGTGCGGGTACAAGTGGTAGTTCAGGTACAAGTGGTTCAGACGGTACTTCGGGAACTAGTGGAACAGATGGTACTTCAGGCACAAGCGGAACAGATGGTACTTCAGGAACTTCAGGTACAACGGGTACATCAGGAACGAGTGGTTCAGACGGAACATCAGGAACTAGTGGTACATCAGGTACATCAGGAACTAGCGGAACAGATGGGACATCAGGGACTAGTGGAACAGATGGAACATCAGGTACAACAGGTACTTCAGGAACTAGTGGTACAAGTGGTACAGATGGGACATCTGGTACGAGCGGAACTACAGGTACTTCAGGTACTTCAGGTACAAGTGGTTCAGACGGAACATCAGGAACTAGCGGTACATCAGGTACATCAGGCTCAAGTGCAACATCAGGAACTTCAGGTTCAAGTGCGACATCAGGAACTTCAGGTACAAGTGCAACGTCAGGAACATCGGGTACAAGTGCAACGTCAGGAACATCTGGTACGAGCGGAACTACAGGTACTTCAGGTACTTCAGGTTCGAGTGCGACATCAGGTACTTCAGGTTCGAGTGCGACATCAGGAACTTCAGGTACAAGTGCAACTTCAGGAACATCGGGTTCTTCAGGTGTTAATGGAACATCAGGAACAAGTGGAACATCAGGTACATCAGGTACATCAGGAACATCAGGTTCGAGTGGTATTTCTCCAACAGGTTTAGTTGCCTCTAATTATGTTGCTAAAGGTTACAAAAACGGAAGTGCTCAAACTATTCCAAACAACACGGATACAGTTGTAACATTTATAGATGATTTTGACCCTCAAGGTTGGATTACATCTAATAAATTTCAACCAACAATTGAAGGGTATTACCATATTCAAGTTGCAGTATGGTGGGATGCAGGTTCTGTTACTAATAACCAAAATAATATTCAAGTTAGAAAAAATGGTAGTACTCAAGTTGCTATTCAACAAGCTCAAATTTTAACAGGTTCTGGATATGGTCAAGAAATTGATATTATAATATATTTTAATGGTACTACAGATTACATTGAAGTAACAGCATTTACTGGTAACCCAACATCTCAAAATATAAATGGTGCTAGTTCAGGTACTTGGATTACCGGAGCATTGATTGTGGGTGGTGGTTCATCAGGTACATCGGGAACATCAGGAAGTAGTGGTACAACAGGTACAAGTGGAACTTCAGGTTCATCAGGAGCCAATGGTTCTTCAGGTACAAGCGGAACAACAGGTACTTCAGGAACTTCAGGTTCAAGTGCTACTTCAGGAACTTCAGGTACAACAGGTACTTCGGGAACAAGTGGTTCGTCAGGTGTTAACGGAACTTCAGGTACATCAGGAACTACGGGTACAAGTGGAACTTCAGGTTCTTCTGCAACAAGTGGAACTTCAGGTTCATCAGGAGCTAATGGTTCTTCAGGAACTAGTGGAACAACCGGTACATCAGGTACAAGCGGTTCGTCAGGTGCTAATGGTTCTTCAGGAACTAGCGGAACAACCGGTACAAGTGGAACATCAGGTTCAAGTGCGACTTCGGGGACATCAGGTTCTTCAGGAGCGAATGGTAGTTCAGGAACTAGCGGTACAACCGGTACAAGTGGAACATCGGGTTCAAGTGCAACATCAGGAACGTCAGGTTCATCAGGAGCCAATGGTAGTTCAGGAACTAGTGGAACAACGGGTACTTCGGGAACGAGCGGGTCAAGTGGAACATCCGGTTCATCAGGAGCCAATGGTTCTTCAGGAACAACAGGTACTTCGGGTACAAGTGGTTCAAGTGCAACTTCGGGAACATCAGGTTCTTCAGGAGCGAATGGTTCTTCGGGAACTAGCGGAACAACAGGAACAAGTGGTACGTCAGGTTCTTCAGGTACAAGTGGTTCTTCGGGAGCAAATGGTTCTTCAGGAACTTCAGGTTCATCAGGAGCAAATGGTTCAAGTGGTACTTCAGGTTCTTCAGGAGCAAATGGTAGTTCAGGAACTAGCGGGACAACCGGTACTTCAGGAACATCAGGAGCGAATGGTAGTTCAGGTACTAGCGGAACAACAGGTACTTCAGGTACTAGAGGTACAAGTGGGACTTCAGGTTCATCGGGGGCAAATGGTAGTTCAGGAACATCAGGTTCGTCGGGAGCGAATGGTTCAAGTGGTACTTCAGGAACTAGAGGAACTAGTGGTACATCAGGTTCATCAGGTGCTAATGGTAGTTCAGGAACAAGTGGAACATCAGGTACTTCAGGTTCGTCAGGTGTTAATGGTAGTTCAGGAACATCAGGTACTTCAGGAGCTAATGGTAGTTCAGGAACATCAGGTACTTCAGGAACAAGTGGAACTACAGGAACATCCGGAACAAGTGGTTTATCAGGTGTTAACGGAACTAGTGGTACTTCAGGTGCTAATGGTGCAAATGGTAGTTCAGGTACAAGCGGAACATCAGGTTCATCAGGTACAAGTCCGGGTGGTTCTCCAGCAGTTATTATCTTAGGTGGTGGTACATTATCATCAGTTAGATGTGGTGTAAGTAATGCTTCAACAGGAAACTGTTCCGCATCTTTAGGTGGTACTCTAAATAGTAGTGTTGGTAATTTTAGTGTTGTTGTTGGTGGTTGTTCTAATACTGCCAACGCCGGTTATTCGGTTGTTGTTGGTGGTAGACAAAATACTTCTTGTTGTTTTGGATTTATTGGTGGTGGATGTTTAAACGTACTTGTGAGTTCACCAAATTACTCATCAATTGTTGGAGGATGTAAAAATACTATTAATGCTGCTTGTTCTGTTATTGTTGGTGGTGTAGTAAATACTGTGGCTATATCTCATTCATTTATAGGTGGAGGGCAAGACCATCAAATTACAACTCAAGCACATTCAACAATTGGTGGAGGTCGAAAAAATTGTATAACAAGTTGTGCTGGATTTATTGGAGGTGGTTTTTGTAATACAATTTCTAACAAATACTCAACAATTGGTGGTGGTATTTCTAATACATTATCAGGTTATCAAGCGTCTATTTTAGGTGGTGCTGGTAACACATCTTCAGGTCAACAATCGGTTATTGGAGGTGGATGTTCTAATATAGTATCAGGTACTCGTTCAGTTATTGGTGGTGGTTCTTCAAATTGTGTGACTGATACAGCATCCTCAATATTAGGTGGCGAATCTAACTGTGTTACAGGTAAAAATGGGAATGCTATTATTGGTGGATGTAAGAATTCTATTAATCAAAGTTCAGGTAATTCTAATATTGGCGGAGGTGTTTCTAATACGATAGCCGCTTCTTATAGTAGTTTAATTGGTGGTGGTTATAAAAATTATATAGCGGCAAGTCTTTGTTCTCTTATTGTTGGTGGTCGAAATCATTATATCAAAGCAAATTGTTCATTTATTGGTGGTGGTTGTGGAAACAATGTAACTGGTAACTTATCAACAATTGTTGGTGGTAGGAAAAATTTTATAAATACGACTAATTCTGTAATTGTCGGAGGTGCAGTAAATTGTGTATGTTACACTTATTCATTCATTGGTGGTGGTTATCAAAATATTGTTAATTCCTCTTGTAGTACTATTGGTGGTGGATATAGAGCATGTATTATTGGAGGTGGTTATTCAAAATTTGGAACAATTGGTGGTGGTGGGGCTAACTATATAGCAAATAGTTATTCGTCTATTATTGGTGGTGGGATTCTTAATTGTATTTGGTTAACTAGTGGTAGTAATCCGGGTAATACAGCGTGTAATAATTCAATATTAGGTGGTAAAGGTAATCATATTAAAGAAACAAATGGTTATTCTTATGTACGTTTAAGACATAATACTATTACAGGTGGTGAAGCAAATTGTATTCGAAATATTGCGGCTAGTACCGATGTTGATGGTAATTTTATTGGTGGTGGTACTAATAATCTTATAGAAGCAACAAGATGTTCAGTTATTGTTGGTGGTTATAAAAATATTATTAACGGAAAGAACGCTTATAACTTTAATAGTATTTTAGGTGGTAGTTATAATATAATATCAGGTAATTACTATAACTCACATATTATTGGTAGTAATCGTACTGCAAATGCTAGTAACACAACTTTCGTTAACTATTTAGATAAACAAGGTGGAACATTTAGTATTGACCACCCAAATCCGAGTTTAAGTTGTACTTTAAGATTAAATCACTCATTTGTTGAATCCCCAACTGCCGGTGATAACTTATATAGATATATTGTTGTTACTTCAGGAGGAACAGCAACAATTGAATTACCGGATTATTTCCAATATCTGAATAAAGATGTTCAAATATGGGTAACACCAACTGATAGTTTTGCGATTGGTTATGGTAAAATAAATGAAAGTTATACTGAAGTTACAATTTATGGTAATCAAGATGTTGAATTTAATGTTTTAATTGTTGGTACAAGAAAAGATAAAAACACTAAATTTTGGAAAGGTGTTGAAACACCTCAACCGAATAAATGTAATGATGTTTAATAATAATTTAATCCCCTCCGATATAGAGGGGATTTTTATTTACAACTAACATAAAATTATTATTTTTTAGGAAAAACTATAATGAAATTATGTGTTATAACTAATTACCAAAATAAAGGGTATATTAATGAAATTATTGCTTTTGATAAAATTTTAAATTCTTTGAGTATACCTCATAACGATGTTTATAATTTTAACTTACCTAATATAACTTACCAAATAAATAAAACCTACACACACGCTTTAATATTTTTAGATTACAAAATTAGTAGTATTGAACTTTACAAACAATTTTTTAAAGAACTACAAATACCAAAAATTTTTATAATAGATTCAATACCTCATCATAATAAAGAACTTAATGATGAGTTTATTAAGATAAACGTTAATGGGATGGTAAATAACTTTTGTGGATTACCAATTAACTATCAGTTATTAATTTACGACAATTATGCCGATGGGTTTATATTTTTTAATGATAATGATGTAAATTTATTTCAAAGTTATTATCAATTAACCAAACCCAAACCCGCTTTAGTAATATCCCCACCTTTAGGTGATATTAAGGATATTAAAATAAATTTTGATAATATGACACCCAATAAAAATATTGGGTTTAATGGGTATCCTTCATATCAATCCGGAATGTTTAATTTATTAAATCTAATTAAATTTAACCCAAAATATAATTTAAATTTATATGGTGCACATGGAAGAGATGAGGTTTTAAATGAAATGATAGCTAACCATTTAACCTCAACAAGTAATAGGATTAGATTTAAAGGTAGATTGAAAAACGATGAAAAATTCTTTAAAGAAAACTACATATATTCTAACTTATCAATATATGATACTTTTGATTATTATACTTTTTTTAGTTTATTAAATGGGTCAGTTCCAATTATTAGTAATACTTCGGGAACATCTTTATTTTTTAAATCGTATCCATTCATTGTTAATAATACGGTGGACTCAATGTCTAATGTGTTAGAAGTGATTAATACAACTTCTGTTAATGACATGAAAGAAATTTTAAATAATGCTCTTGAGGGTATTAAACATTTAAACAATGACAATGTTAGTCAACAATATATAAAATTTATAAATTCATTGTGATGAATAAACAATCAACATTAGGATTTGATAAGATATACGTAATAAATTTAAAACGTAGACCTGATAGAAAAGAGAACTTAATTAAAACCCTTCCGGGTCTTGATTTAACATTTATTGAAGCGGTCGACGGTAATGAATTATCCGTTGAACAGTTAATAAAAGAAAAAAAACTTAACAAGTCATTTTTTGACCCTTGGGGTAAAGTGACTATGGGAATTTTTGCTTGTGCATTATCCCACAAAAAAGCGTGGGAACAAGCTTTAACAGATGGTGTTGAGACGGCATTGTTTTTAGAGGATGATGTGTATTTGACAATTCCTGTTTTAGAAAATGGTAATTTTACCCCTGAATATCAATCTATATTTGATGATATTCAAGAATACGATTGGGACTTGGTTCATTTAGGTAAAAAGACATCAGGACAAAGTGGTATTGATGTTAGTAAACATTTGGTGATTCCAAAATATAATACAAATTATAATGGTGCTCATTCGTATATTGCAACAAGAGATATGATAAAAACAATGTCGGAAGAATATTGTCCAATTAGATATGCTGCAGACATTTATTTAGAACAATTTTACAATACTCATAATACTTTCACATTAAGTAAAAATTTGTTTAAACAGATTAGTGATAACTTTAGTGCGGAAAACGCTGACTCTGACACATATTACAATGAATATAGAGAAGGTGGTGGACGTGTTGGTCTTTCATTTGATGAAAATGGTAATGTTTTAAATAAGAAAATTGTGAACTACCTAAAACAACCTAAAGATATTATTGATAGATATGTTGAGTTAGTTTTAGATAAACCAAACTTTGGTATACAAAAATTTAACAAACCAAACTTTTTTGGAATAACAAAATTATTAACTTTTCTTTCTACTGAATTAGGTGATAATGAAACGATGGTAGAGATTTATTCCCATTTTGGTGAACTAACTTTTTTCTTTGGTAGTTGTGGATTATTTAACAATATCTACGCAATTGACCCTTTATGTGGTGAAGATAGATTTAATATTGAAACCGAGACTACTTGGGACGATGTTAGAGTTGGATTCCACAGCAATACATATCATTTTAGAAACATATCTCATATTGAGAAAACTCCGGATGAGGTCTCTGAAGATTTTAGTAATGTCTCGTTTTTATTTATTAATAATCGAAACAATGGTGATGTAACATCATTAATTTCTCAATATTATGATAAGATTAAAGATGACGGATATATTGGGGGTGATTGTTATGAAAAAATCAACATACCTAACGCTAAAGTATTTGATAACGGATATTGGGTCATTAAAAAAAATGAACTCTATTTAAATTAAAAAACCCTCATACGAGGGTTTTTTTTATTGTTGGTCTATTGCGTCTACTATTTTCTGAATATCAAAAACTTCGTATAAGTCATTATAAGGTATTGAACTGATGTCTTGGAATAAAAGATATTTAGAATAATGTGGATGATTTAAATCAGGTGTTTTTGTTGGTTCATTTGCCATAATATTATTATGAATATCAAATCCAAATACTTTAGGATTAGTCCCAACCCAAGTAACAACTGATGGTAAATTTAAAGCTGTGGCGATGTGCATTACACTACTATCAATCAATAATCTTTTTGTTGACATACTTAACAACACCGCAATACTTCTGAAAGAATCTAACGCTTGGAATGTGTTTTCATAAGTAATTTGGTCTTCTCTCTTAACGTGTAAGATTGCATAATCTTTAGCATAATGATTAATAATATCTTGCATTATTGGTTGAGGAATATCTCTTGTCCAACTATACTTTAAAGGTTGATTAAATGCCCCACCATGTGGTTGAATAACCATAATTGGTTTGTCTAATTTGTAAAACGATTCAAAGTATTGTTTTTCAGCTTTAGTAATAAACAACTCCGGTTTTTCTCCATCATAATTTAAACCATACATTTCACACCATAATTGAATAAGATGTTTTTCTTCGGTAATATAACTTGAGGTTGTGTATGGGTCAGACACAAATACTTTAGCTTCTTTACCCATAATGTATTTTTCATATATTCCACTCATTGTTTCATGAGTTAATACTTTATTAACATTTGGATTACCAATAAAGACATCCGGATAACTACTAACAACAATTATGTTAGCTTTACTATATTGTTTTTTTATAGATTTTAATACTGCGGTTGCCATGATATTCTTACCAAGTCCCCCATCGATTTGAAATATTACATTCATATTATTCTTTATTTTCTTTTAATCCAAATTTTATCCATTTATACCACACTCTTTCATGTAGGAAATATATTAATGGTTTTATACATAATTCTGTCAATCCAATACTACCTGAAACCCAAAAATTACCTGTAAATAGGTAAGAGATTAAACAGGTTTGTAATGTCCCTAACATTCTATAACTTATGGCTTTACCTACGTGTCTTTTTACTTCTACTTTCATTATCTAACAATTACTACATCACCTTTCCAAATTACCTCATTTGCTGTACAGCTAAGGTGGTGTTTATCCACATCTGTGTTTCTTGATGGGTCATATACAATATCTCTTGTTGTATGTGGTGGTATTTCAAAAATTACATTTGATGCAACGTTTTCAACACCATCAATTAATATTCTCCAAAACAAGTGATTATCATCACAAAGTGTATTATATCTTAATTTAACATCAATCATAACTTACCTTCTTTTTTCATTTGTTCTCTAATCTTTGTTGCTGATATATCGTGAATTTCTTGTGGTGGAATATGTTCGATAATATCATATCCAACACCTCTACCAAACTCAATTGAACAAATATCAGGAATAACCATCACTTTAACTCTTTCTTCTTCTGAATAAAAGTTTGAGATGTTCTCTCTAACTTGTTCTGCGGTAAACGGATTTTTCTCGTCCGGTTGTATATCTCTTATACAGATTAAAACATTCTTACCCTCATCCATTGCTCTTTTAAACAATTCTTGGTGTCCCAAATGTAATGGTTGCCATCTACCAACAAACATCGCAAATTGACCATCCTTTGATGGTAATGATGAACCTACGTGTATTTTTTTACTCCAATTTTCCATTTTGTTTATATTCATAAATTTTTTGAGTTATTTTTCCTATTGAAATTTGTTCTATAACATTTGTTGTATCCACATCCACAAAGTTTTCTGTTGGTGGTTCATAGTTAGATACGTGATAATCTTCTCTACCTCTAATATCTTGGGTGTGAACATAAAACTCTAAAACATTATGTTTGTTTTTAAATTCATCACGTTGGTCTTTATAAGGTGATACTAATGAAACTATCACATCAAAACCTTTAGAATCTAAAAATAATGAGATATCTTGAGCTTTCTCAATATTTTTTCTTCTTCCGGCTTCAGAGTAATCTTTGTTTTGAAAGACATCTCTAATATCGTCCCCATCTACAAGTATTGTATTACTTGGGTGTAGATAATCTTTAAGTTGTTTTGCTAATGTGGTCTTACCTGCTCCGGGTTGACCTGTAAACCAATATATCATAATTAAAATTTTTTATACATATCCAAAATAATCATAAAACCATTTATAATGATTTTTAATGTTCATTGAAATTTCATAACCTAACACTTCCATATAATCATCCGGTTTTCTTTCAAATTTAGGTCTTAATTGATGGTCACCAAATATACCATGTATCCTATCATCTTCATGTGTTAATTGAGAAATATTCTCAAAGTCATGTCCTTCATAATATGGTAATTCTAAATAATTGTAAATTCTACTCATTTCTTCTTCCGGATTACTCATTAAATCTTCATAACGAATGAATAACATTTTTTCGGCAATACCTTGTTGTATAATGTCCTGTAATCGGTCAATTGCAACACCAACAGGAATACCACTCGCCCAAATATCAACACGTTTGTTTAAGGTTGTGCCAACTAATTGAGATGGGTTTTGAATCCCATTTTCTCTATGAGGATTTTTACGGAAATTTTTTTCCATAGAAGAATAGATGGCTCTAATGTCTCTAACCATACAAATAATTTTTGGTTCAAAGTCTAACATTTCTAATAAACCATAATTAATACCCCACTCTCTACTTTTATCCATAACGATTGGTTTATCTGTTAATCGTTTGAAATACCCTTGCATTCCGTCTTTACAGAAATCAACAAACGCTTTGGTCATTTCATCTTGGTCTTGGGCTTGAAAAGCTTGAGAATGATTGTAGTTGTTTTTACATGCAATAACAAAATCAACTAAACCGGATGTTGGTGTAGAATAAATTTCAGGGTTTTGTGCTAACAAGTTTTGTATAAGTGTACTACCACTTCTTGGTAGTGATGAGTTAAAAAATATTTTTTTCATCAAATTAAATATTATATATGTGTATTATTACTTCTGTGTAATGTTCTATGAATTCATCTGTCATTAAATTCCATTTAATGTTTACACCATCAATAGAGTATACCTCAACATTTATAAAATATTGTAAGTAAGTATTTCTAAAGTGTTTGAATTTTTCTTTTAAAATAGGGTCACCTAAATGCCATTCTCCGGCAATTTTTTTAACATTATTTTTAATGAATTCAAAATTTTCATCGTTAAAAATATCATATTCACCACCTTCACAATCTGTTTTTAAAAAATTGATAGTTTCAAGATTGTATAGTTCACAAAGTTTTTTAAAGGTTATACCTTCCATTTGTTTTGCACCACCATAAATGTAATCACCATCAGTATATGTGTCGGTATTTGAAATACCTTTCAATATTGGTGTAACCGGATAACCGATTGTATTTTTAACTAATGTTGGAAATTCATATTCACTTGGTTCAATACAATAAACGTGTTTTGGTTTTTTGGATAAAATACTATAAGTAAATGGCCCAACACTTGCACCAAAATCAACAACAATATCACCTTCAGAAACTTCAAAGAATTTTTCATAAATTCTTTCAACAAATGTTTCTTGTGTAATTAGTTCTTTATGAAAGAGACCTTCTTCGGTCTGTCCCATCCAACCCCAATCAAAATTATTGTAATCCATTATAGTAAATGTTGAATTTGTTGTATTACCATTTCAGGTGTTATTGATTTATGACATTCAAATTGTTTTTCAGTTCCTTTATTAACAGGACACCAATTCCAATCACCCTTATCAAAGGTAAACTCAGGTTTATTCCAACATCCGTTACAAACTGAATGATTTACAATTCTAGTACAATTAAACATAAACTCATGCTCCTCATTTGTAAAGTTAGAAATCATAACAACTTGTTTACCTAATCCCCAAGCTAACCAAGATAAACCGCTGGATAATCCGATAAAAAATTCACTATGGTGAATAACATTCATTGTATGATGAATTGATGTATTTTTAATCTTGTTTGCATTTTCAAACGGATTATCTTCTTTGGATACGTTTATTACTTTATATCCTAAACCATGAAGATAGTTGATTAATACTTGCCAACCTTCTCTTGTCCAAAATTTACAACCTGCCGTTGAATTAGTTGCTATGGTAACATATTTCTTTTGATAAGGTCTTGGGTGAATAGTGTTATGTATATTAGGTTTAATCTCTTTAAATTCTAATCCTAATATGTTGGTAATTGTCTGTTGTAATGGGATTGTGTTTGGTAATACAGGTTCTTTATCGGTATTGTAAAACCATCCGATAGTATACATAGCATAAAGATTATGTACTGTTGTTCCCGGAACAACAAATTCAATTTCAGAATATTCATTTTCAAATAAATGATTCCAAAAAGTGGATACAATAACTTTACAATTATGTTTCTTTTTAAATTCTAAAACATATGGAATCCAAGCAATTGAATCCCCTAAAGATTTACTATCGAAAGATATGTAAACTCTTTTATTTGTTAAGTCCATCGTGTTATCATAGATTACCTCATTATCTCGAGTAACAACTGCTCTCCATTTGGTGTAATAACTTCTATTTAATTTAACCCAATGATTTGGTTTTATGGTATTTTCATAATGACAAACACCTTTTTCATCAAAGAATTTTACATTATAATCTTTGTCTCCCGTTCCTTTTATTTCTAAGAATGGTTCTTTAACAAAATGTTGAAATATTTGTACTTCATTATCTATCATCGTTTGTTTTTTAATTGGTTCGTTTAATATTTTTTGGTATAACTCGTAATTTTTTTCTGCAAACTCTTTTATGGTATATTTTGGAAATTCATAATAAATTTCATCTTTAATTAAATCCAAAAGTTGGTTTTTCATATCAAAAATATCTCCGGATATTTGTTTAATGTAAGGTGTGAACATATCCATATATTGAGGTAAGTTTCTTGCTAAAATTTTTAGTCCATAAGAAATTCCTTCTCTTAATACCAGTGGATTACATTCCCAAGTTGAGTTAAACATTAGAACATCAGCAGCACACATAAATTCACTAACATTATCCTTTTCACCCCATACTCTAACATTGCTTGGTAAATCATTCATAATTGGCTCCCAATATTCTTGGAAGTTAGGTGCTTGATTTCCTATGAAATGAAATTCTAATTCTGGGTAAATACCCTCAACCAATCTTGCAATTTCAACACCTTCACCTTGATTTTTACCTGATGTCCACAATCCAACATTTATGATGTGAATTTTGTTTGGGTCTAAACCTAACTTTTCTTTATTGGTTTCTTTAGATATTACTATTGTTGGGTTATATGGAAATTCAATTACTTCACCATATGATGGCATGTTCATAAAGGTCACTTCTTTATGGAAAGGAGAACAAAACGCATATGCTTCAGGATGGAATATTTTTTCACTATCCGGTTGAAATATTACATTATGACAAGTTTCAACAACTCTCCATGTTCGGTCATTTTTATAAATAAAATTCATTAAGTCATTTGATAGTTTGTTGTGAGCGTCAAACGCCTCAATCATTTCATCTAAGTGAATTACATCAAAATAATTCTCTTCAATAATTTTCTTTAACTCATTTTTATCTTGACCTAATGTCCAATAATGTGTTGGTGGTATTAGTTCTTTGATTTTATTTCTTTGTACCACATAATGGTCACTATGGTTTGAATATTCAACAACAAATAGTTCTACCTTCTCACTATATAAACCTAATAATGATTCGATTCGTTTTAATAAGAATGATGGCATTCCTCCGGTTGATAGGTGTGGTGCCAAAAATAAAACTCTAATTTTTTCTTTATGATGATTTTTTATTTTAGATATTATTTTACCCATTTCTAAAATGTTTTTTTCACCGTGAATAAATAATAAGTCATCTTTTTTATTTGGTATTTTAACCCATAAACTTTCTTCATTAATATTATAGTTTGAATAGATTTTATCTATCAATTCTAAATTTCCATTAGCATAAATGTAAGGTAATCCATCAAATATTAATTTTTTCCATAATAAAACATTTAAGATAGTTTCTTCATTATATGCCGCATAATATGGAATATCATTTAATACTTCAGGGTGAATACACATTTGATACCACTCATAAAGAAAATCAGTACATTTTTCATTGGCAACATAATAACCTGTCTGTCTATATTTTTGTCTAACATATTGATTAACATTAAATAATTCACACGCCGGATGTTCTAATGTTGTCGACATATCTTCTCTAGTCATTGCACCACCTCTTTCACCTATGTGTAGAAAATCATAAATTCCCTCAACAAAATATGGATAATCTTTTGTGTTATCATATAAGTCAAAAATTTTATCAACATATGGTGTTGCAATGGAATCACAATCAACAAATGCAACCATTTTAGAGTATTTAGACAATACATCTTTAGTGATTAAAGGTTTTTGTACTAAAATATTATATATGGTTTTGTTAGTTCTATTAATGTAAAAATTATCACCCTCTTGAATATATCGTTCCGTGTTATCGTCGACTAAATTTAAATTCCACATTATGGTTGCAACATCTTTAATTCCAACCATTTTGTTTGAGTTAATAAGGTATAAAAATATTGGTAAGTCACTATATTCTCGGATTGATTTAATACACATTTTAGCAACATCAAAATAATTTTCTGTGGCATATAGAACATAAGCTTTCTCTACCTTGTCTTTAATGATTAAAGGTTCTCTTTTTGGGTACGAAGTATTAATAAGATTATGGTGGTGTATTTGAGTTGACATATATTGTAACCCAATTTCGTTTTCTAATAATAATTCTCTAACCGGTGAATTAAATTGGTTTGTTTTGTATTTTGATAATAATTCAATAATACCTTTGCTATAAGCAATTGGGCCGGTAACCCTCAATACGGTTTCTTTATCTGACCCCCCAATATAATTTTTAATATTTTCTTTAACAATTTCAATTACTCGATGTAAAAATGGATGTTTTGGTCGACATATTATATGCCAATTTTGAAACTCACCAAACTGATATTTTAATTCATCCGCCCAATCCAAACCTTCCCAATGTGTTAACAGATACTCATCGGTCGGTAATAATGTTTCTTCCAATGGAATTGTGGTACAACTTTTAATATCTAAATAAACACCACCAACCTTATACATTAAAAGGTATCTAAAAAAATCAGATTTTGCTGACCCATAATTTGGATTAATACTTAAATAAAGATTTAAAGTTTCTTCATCATAATTTTCTTTAATAAAATTAAGACAATCTTCATCATTATAAAACCTGTATTCAAAAGTAGGGTTCATATCTTTTAACCTTTGAACCACCTCACTTATTTCAGTTGGTAAATCATTAGTTTTATATGTTTGATGTATTACTCTAGGTATTAGAGGTTTCATTAATGTAATATCACTAATGTGTTTAATAATTTGATATTCAGGTAATTCCGATATTAATTTATCAATTTCAACTTTGTTTGAAACACCATCGTGATATTCTAATGTTATTTTGTTTGGGATTGGAAATGAATGTTCTTTACAATAGTTTAAAAAATCTCTAAAGATGATGTGGTCATGACCTTCAGTGTCAATTTTTAAATAATCTACCGACCCAACATTATAGGTGTCAATTAATGTTTTCCAACTAATTGTTGGTACGTTTTCTATGGTAACCAAACTATTGTATAATTCTTCACCTAATTCTTTAATTGCAAAAGGGTGGGGATTATTGATTGAGTTACTTCCTCTAACCCACCAAGGTAAATTATTTTCCTCTATTTTCCAATCATCAATGTAGTAGACATCTACTTCACCATCTGTAGTAGATAACGCCGCTTGGACTTTAATTACATTCTGTTTATTGGGTAATCTATTTATGTAATATTTTATTGGTTCAATACTAATACCGATTGTATCGTCATTTGCGGTTTCAATTAATGTATCAAAATCTGAAGTACCTATTTCAATAAAATCGTAATGTTTGAGGTTTAACGACATATTTTTTTTATTACAAAAATAATAAATTCTTACTAAACTTCCATACTAAACTTTAAAATAATTAAGTATTTATGGTAAAATAATTCTACTTATATTTATAGTAATGCAAGTAATTGAAATAACAAGTTTATCCGGTCATTCCCCATTTAATATCTCAATATGTGATATAACATTAACTTATTGTTATGTGGTAGCAACCGGTGTTGTATCAGTTCCTCCTATATTAGAATTACCGATACCGGTTCAATTAGAAGGTGCTCAACAAATTATAGTTAAAGTTGTTGACTCAATTGGTTGTCAAGAATTACTTTTACAGAGTTGTCCGGGAACTCCAACTCCAACACCAACTCAAACCCCAACCCCAACACCTACAAATGTAATCATCTGTAATTGTATTTCATTCAAAAATACAACTTCAGGTAATTTAAATTTTAGTTATACTCAGTGTGATGGTACAATATTTAATGGAGATGTTCAATCAGGAACTACCTTATATTATTGTGGTAGATTACCATCAGCGGATGTTGGTGTTGATATAACAATTTATGAGGTATGTTTTGATAATACTTGTCCTGATTCAGTTTTAACTCCAACACCAACACCTACTCAAACATCAACTCCGACACCAACTCCAACACAAACATCAACTCCAACGACAACACCTACGCAAACACCAACGCCTACTGAAACTCCAACATCAACACCAACTGAAACTCCAACATCAACACCAACTGAAACTCCAACATCAACTCCGACACCAACACCTACGCAAACACCAACATCAACGCCAACTGAAACTCCAACGTCAACACCAACTGAAACACCAACATCAACACCAACTGAAACTCCAACATCAACGCCAACTGAAACTCCAACGTCAACACCTACACCAACACCAACGTCGACACCAAATCCAAATTGTTATTATTATGACGTAACAATAAGTGGTACAGATTTAGCGGCGTCAACAGGTAATTCTTCATACCCTAATAATACTGTTTTCGTTAATTATACGGATTGTTTTGGTGGTTCTGTGTCAACACCTTATACTGTTGCGGGGACTTATTTTAATGATATTTGTGCTGATGATACACAACCAATAGTTGTCTTATATTATCAAAATGATTTGGCTTATTTAACTATAAGTAGTTTTGTGACCCAACAAGGTAATTGTCCGTAATAATTAACTAATAATATTTATCTTTCAATTCAAATCATTATATTTTGTGTAAAAACAAGAGATAAATGAAAATATTTGTACAGATAGCTTCCTATCGTGACCCCCAACTTATACCAACACTTGATAGTATGTTGGCAAACGCAAAAAGACCAAATAATTTAAGAATAGGTATATGTCGTCAATATCATCCTGAAGACGGGTTTGATAATTTAGATAACTTTAAAAAAGATAAAAGATTTAGAATTAAAGATGTTTTATATTCTGAATCCAAAGGAGTTTGTTGGGCACGTAATCAAGTACAACAATTATATGATGGTGAGGAGTACACCCTTCAAATAGATTCTCATATGAGATTTGAAAAAGATTGGGACACTACCTTAATCAAAATGATTAAACAACTTCAAAAGAAAGGATTTAAGAAACCATTATTAACCGGTTATGTTTCGTCATTTGACCCTGAAAATGACCCGGCAGGTAGAGTTAAAGAACCATGGAGAATGGTATTTGATAGATTCATTCCTGAAGGTGCGGTATTCTTTTTACCTGAAACAATTCCTGGTTGGGAAAAACTAAAACAACCAATTACATCTCGTTTTTATTCTGCTCATATGGCATTCACATTAGGTCAATTTAGTGTGGAGGTTCAACACGACCCTGAATTTTATTTTCATGGGGAAGAAATTTCTATTGCCGTTAGAGCGTTCACTCACGGATATGATTTATTTCACCCACATAAAACAGTAATTTGGCACGAATATACTCGTAAGAATAGAACCAAACAATGGGATGATGATAAAGAGTGGGGTAAAAAGAATGAATTATCACACAAGAAAAATAGACAATTGTTTGGAATGGATGGTGAAGAAGTTACTATGGATTTTAGTAAGTATGGATTTGGTACTGAAAGAACTTTACGTGATTATGAAATTTATTCAGGTCTTAAATTTTCAAATAGAGCCGTCCAACAATATACATTAGACAAAAAATATGCACCAAACCCTACAATTTACGAAACTGAAGAAGAATGGTTAGAAAGTTTTGCAAGAGTATTTAAACATTGTATCGATATATCATTTAATCAAGTACCTGAAAAAGATTATGAATTTTGGGTGGTTGCATTTCATGACGAAAATGATTTAACGTTATATAGAAAAGATGCGGACATCAATGAGATAAATAGAATGATGAAAGACCCTGATGGGTATTGTAAAGTTTGGAGAGATTTTCAAACAACATCAAAACCAAAATATTGGGTTGTATGGCCATATAGTACATCAAAAGGGTGGTGTGATAGAATAATTGGTGATTTATAATTTATGGTTGTTGTTATATGTCATTTTAAAGAAAATCTTGATTGGGTTAAAAATTTAAAACATAAATACATAATCTACAATAAAAATTCTGAAGAACAACATTTATATGATATAAATTTACCAAATGTTGGATTTGACACTATTGTGTATTTGAGTTATATAATTGATAACTATGATAATTTACCTGATTATGTTTGTTTTTCACAAGATGACCCATTTTTCCATTGTCCTTCGTTTCTAAATAAAGTTAATGAATTTGATTTTACAAAAAAATTTCAGCCGTTAGGAAAAACTTACATTAGAGACACCTTTGAATTAGACCTTACAATAGAATATGCAAATAAGAATGAAATAATTTATGAATTACCAATTAAATTTATTAATTCTGCACAATGTATTGTATCAAAAGAATTAATATTAAAAAGAACTAAAGAATCGTATCAACAAATAAAAGATTCAATTCCGTTGGAAGTTATTTCCAACATAAATTATTTAATAGAGTACTTGTGGCCCACAATATTAGGGTTTAACAATGAACTAATGTTAAGTTTAAATAATTGTTAATTATGAAAAAAGCGTTACTAGGAGTTTCAAACAATATAAATCAACACATCTCAAAAATTAAAGTGTGGTCGGATAGTTTTAAAAAATTTGTCGATGGGGATGTTATTTTATTATGTGCTAACTCAACAGAAGATGAGTTGAAAAAGTGTGAAGATATGGGTATTATACCAATACCGGTTAATATTCAAGACACTTGGAGAATAAACCATAAACGACTTGAAAAAACTTTTGAATTTTTAGAGAAGTCGGATATTGAATTATTTTTAATAACAGATGTTTTTGATGTTGTATTTCAATCAAACCCATTTGATAAAATGGATTTAAAATATGATGTATTTGTTGGAGGTGAAGGGGTATTAGTAAATGAAGAACCTTGGAATTCAGATTGGATTAATAAATTATTCCCTAATGATTATAATGAATGTAGAAGTCAAGAAGTAATATGTTCTGGTGTTATTGGTGGAAAAAGGTTACCGTTAATTAATTTGTATAAAAGAATGTTTGAATTATGTGAAAATAGCACAAATCTTACGAATATTCAAGACCAAGCGGCATTAATTGTTATGGTTAAAAATAAAGAGATTAATAATTTAAAAATTTTTAATCTTACGGATGGATGGGTTGTTCATTGTGCAATTGCTGGGCCAACTCAATTTTTTGAAAGTTTTGGATTTAAGGGTAATATTGAAAATAGATATGGAATTCCTAAATTAATTACTGATAAAATATGTACAAAGGCTGGTAACCCCTATGATATAGTACATCAATTTAATAGAATTCCTGAATGGAATGAACTTTTAACTAAAAAATATGAATAACATACATTGTATTTGCACAACACCTGACGTTTTTCCTGTTTACGTTAATAATTGGAATAATTTTCCAAAAGATAAAAAAGAGTTTGTTTGGTTGTCAGATGTTACAAGAGACCCCTCATTTGAGGTTGGATTTAAATTTACGGAACAAGACATTAGAAAAGAATTTAATTTTAATATTGATGTTAGTAAAAAAAATTTTTGGAATTCCCATGGTAATAGAAATATTGTTTGGTTTTTTGCCCATTTAAGAATGTTATATTTTTATGTTAAAAATCCAAATTATGATTTTTATTGGTTTTTTGATGATGATATTAAGATGGAAAATTGGGATGAATTTTTTACTAACACCGATAAAGACAATTCGGATTTCCTATCATATTTTTGTTTTAAAAAAAATGGAGTAATTTCTCAAGAGAATGTTCCAACTATTGATGATAGAACTTTTTCAAAAAATGGATGGTTTGATAGATTTCCGGGGGATGGTGATATATTACCCGAACATATTAATGATATGTTTGGTTCATTTTTTCCAACAACAAGATTTTCTAATAGAGCACTTTCAAAGTTATTAGAAATACATAAAAATGGATATTATGGTTATCATGAGGGATTTGTTCCTACAGTTTTAAATAAATATGGTTTTAAGTTAAGTTCACTAATAAATTCAGACAACACTTCAAATTATTTTAACGTAAATGAAGTGAATATTCAACATAAAAATATTAAAGTAAATTGGGAATGGATATAAATAACCCTGTTATAGTAATGGCTCTATATGATATAGGTAGAGAAAATTGGAATAATTTTAGAATGTCTTACCATACTTATGGTTGGTGGATGAGAAATACATTATCGTTAGATAGTAATATTGTAGTATATACAGAATTTAAATTTATGGATGAACTTATTCGATATAGACAAGAATTTGACCCAAATTTAGAAAAAACAATTTTTATTGATTTACCATTAAATGAATTACCAATTTATCAGAAATATTTTAATTCATTATCAAATTTGATGAATTCAGAATCTTTTAAAAATAAAGTAAGTTTTCACGATGTTCCTGAAATGTGTCAACCATTGTATAATATTATAATGTTTAACAAAGTTTATTTTCTTAAAGATACTATTGATAAACAATATTTTAATAATGATATGGTTATATGGGCGGATGCCGGTGGTTTAAGAGAAGATGTTCAAAACTATCGTGGTCACAAATGGCCAAATATTGAAAAAATAAAATCTTTAGATAATTCTAAAATAACTTTTTTTAGTCATAATTCTGATTTTGATATCAAAATTGAGGATAGAGAATTTTATTCACTATCTCAAATTAGAAACATACAAGGGACTTCATTTTTATTACCAAGTAATTTAATTGATAAATTTTTAAATATGATGTTAGAAACAATCGAAGAATGTATTGATAATAATTACATTGGAAGTGATGAAAAAATATTTGATATTACTTATACAAAAAACAAAAACTTTTTTAATTTAATTAAATGTACTTGGAGAGAATACTTTGATATACTAAAATAACAAATTACGTAGTATTTATAATTAAAAAGAGTATGGATTTTTTTATAAAGAAAAACGCAACTTTACCGGTATTAAAGTTACAAGTAGTTAAAGACGGAAGAAGTGACTACAACAAGTTTATGGATATGATTGAAGAATCTGCCATTTTCTTTTCAATGGTTGACGTAGAAACAGGTATTCCAAAAATAAGTTCAAGACCTGCCGGGTTTGTTGAAAAAACTTTTGTTGATTTAAATGCCGAACCGGAATATTATATATACTATCAATTTACCCCAAGAGATACAAATAGAATCGGTAGGTATGCCGGTCAATTTATGTTAAGAAATTCCGATGGAGTTCTTATTTTGCCAATACGTGAAGAATTATTTATAAATGTTCAAGATTCTTTTATTGCCGATGATTTAGTTTATGATAGTTGTTATGTGTCTGAATTTCCATGCTGTATTAATGGCCCATATACAACTACTACTACCACAGAATGTTGTCCTTGTACAACAACTACAACAACAATTAATCACACAACAACAACTACTACGATTGTACCTGTATTAACAGAAATTACTTTAAACTTCGGTATTTTTGACGATATTGGTCATTTATTTATTAATTTTAGTGCTGACGGAGCACAATTAATTAAATGTATTGTTGAAGATTACGTATTAGCCCCACCATTTTATATTCTTGGTGGTACAAATTACTATGTTTATTCACCATTCCAAGTAGGTAGTGTTTTTTACTCAGACCCAAATGGTCAAACAATCGCAATAATAAACAACGGAAACTATGTTATTAACGTAAACGGTTATCAAATAATTAATGTTAATAATTCCACAATTAGTTCTATTGTTAATTTTAGTAATTTATTACCATGTCGTTAATCTAAAATTGATTTATTAATTATTATCATTTATATTTATAGAAACAAGACAAATCTGATTCAAATCAGAGCTAATATGTCATTCTAAAAAATATAATATGGTAACACAAGAAGAAATTAAAGCATTCCTTGAGGGGAATGACCCCGAAGAGCACATAGTTGCTATCGAGTATGATTACGTCACCGACGCAATTTACAAAATCAAAGAAATCCCAGGTCAGGGAAAAATAATCAAAAAAGATACATTTACAGCTTTTGCTTGGGTTGGAGACCTTAAAGATTTGAATTTCTATTCAAAATCAAAAGACCTTCAAAAAGAAGCAATGAAAAAACACGGAATCATAATTGAGAAATTAGAAACCAAAGGTAATGAGAGATTAGAAAAAGGTCTTAAATTCTTGGTTAAATCAATGAAGGGTTATCGTTCACTTATCCAATTCTTTAAAGAAGGTGGTGTTGACCCGTGGGGTGAAAAAACAAGAGGTAAATTAACAGTACTTCCTCCGGTGGAACAATTTTTAATTTCAAGAGAGAAAAGATTGTTTAAGGGTTATGAAGAATACAACGACATCACTAGACTCGGATTTGACTTGGAGACGACCGCTCTTGAACCTAAAGACGGTCGTATATTTATGATTGGAATCAAAACCAATAAAGGATACCAAAAAGTTATTGAGTGTGCTGATGAAGACCAAGAAAGAAGAGGGTTGGTGGAATTTTTCAATATTATTGATGAAATTAAACCTTCAATCATTGGTGGATACAATTCAGCAAACTTCGACTGGTTTTGGATATTTGAAAGATGTAAAGCACTTAACTTAGACATTAAAAAGATTGCCAAATCTTTAAATCCTGCAAGACCTATATCACAAAAAGATGGAATGTTAAAACTAGCAAATGAGGTGGAGAGATATTCTCAAACTCAATTGTGGGGTTATAACATCATTGATATTATTCACTCTGTTCGTAGAGCTCAAGCAATCAACTCAAGTATTAAATCTGCGGGATTAAAGTATATAACCCAATACATTAAAGCTGAATCTCCTGACCGTGTTTATATCGACCACTTAGATATTGGGCCGATGTATGCTAAAAAAGAGGAATATTGGTTAAATGTTGAGAATGGAAAATATAAGAAAGCCGACAATCCGGCATTTGATAATTTAGATACAAGATTCCCCGGTAAATATATAAAGGTAACCGGTGATAATATTGTTGAGAGATATCTCGACGATGACTTGGAAGAAACGTTAACGGTTGATGATGAATTCAATCAGGGAACGTTTCTATTAGCGTCAATGGTGCCAACAACCTATGAGAGAGTTTCTACCATGGGTACTGCAACTTTATGGAGAATGATTATGTTGGCGTGGTCATATAAAAACAAATTAGCTATTCCACAAAAAGAAGAGAAAACCGACTTCGTAGGAGGACTTTCAAGACTACTTAAAGTTGGTTATTCAACCAATGTACTTAAACTTGACTACTCTTCTCTATACCCATCAATTCAGTTGGTACACGATGTGTTTCCTGAGTGTGATGTTATGGGTGGAATGAAAGGTATGTTAGCTTACTTCCGTAATGCTCGTATTATGTACAAAAACTTGGCGGCTGAGTATTATGATAAAGACCCTAAGAAGTCCCTATCATACGACCGAAAACAATTACCAATTAAAATTTTTATTAATAGTATGTTTGGTGCGTTATCTGCACCACACGTTTATGAATGGGGAGATATGTTTATGGGAGAACAGATTACTTGTACCGGAAGACAATATCTTCGTCAGATGATTAAATTCTTTATGAAGAAAGGTTATACACCACTAGTAATGGATACCGATGGTGTGAACTTTTCAAAACCTGAAGGGTGGGAAAACAGAAGATACATTGGTAAAGGTTTGAATTGGAAAGTTAAAGAAGGTAAAGAATACACAGGTGATGATGCCGACGTTGCGGAGTTTAACGATATGTTTATGAGAGGTGAGATGGCGTTGGATACTGATGGTACTTGGCCTTCTTGTATTAACTTGGCTCGTAAGAACTACGCGGTTATGGAGGCAAGTGGTAAAATTAAACTTACCGGGAACACCATCAAATCAAAGAAACTTCCATTATATATTGAGGACTTCTTAGATAAAGGTGTAAAATTACTATTGGAAGGTAAAGGACAAGAATTTATTGAGTGGTATTATGAATACTTACAAAGAATTTATGATAAAGATATCCCTCTTATGAAAATTGCTCAAAGAGCAAAAGTTAAGTTATCTATTGATGATTATAAAAAACGTTGTACACAAAAGACAAAAGGTGGTTCGTTAATGAGTAGAATGGCTCATATGGAACTTGCAATTAAACACAACCTAAAAGTATCATTAGGTGATGTGATTAGTTATGTAAATAATGGTGTCAGAGCTTCACACGGAGATGTTCAAAAAGTAAATAAACCAAAAAAAGGGTGGAATGAAAGTCAAATTGATATGTTCTATTCTAATGGTGAGAGTTATAAAGAAAAGTCAAAGTATTTGAAAGAAAATGGTTGGGAACAATCTTGGGGTGACGATAACTGGGTTCGTAGTGATGCTGAAAATAAAGAAGCTAATACCGGTATTCCAACTGATGTGGCGTATAGAATTGCATCATCGGATAATACAGATTCATTAATACAACTTAATTGTTATATGTTAGACCCTACCGAAATTGAAAACAATCCTGATATGAAAGGTGATTATAATGTGGCCCGAGCAATCTCAACATTTAATAAAAGAATTGGGCCGTTATTGGTTGTGTTTAAAGAAGAAGTTAGAGAACAATTAATTGTGGATAACCCTGAAAATAGGGGATTCTTCACTAAAGAACAATCTGAACTTATAAATGGTGTTCCATTTAAAGAGGGTGACCAAGATAGATTAAAAGAAGATGTGTTAGATATTAGTGAAGGTGAAATTAAATATTGGGAAAAACGAGGAATGAGTCCTGATTATATTTATGATTTAGCATCTGAAGGATGGGAAGAGTTTATTAATTAAAACAGAAAAGGTGTCTAATGACACCTTTTTTTATTCTAATTTTAATCCGTCTGATGATACTATGTACCAATTACCGTCTAATAAGTAAAATTCAACACATGCTCCCCAATCAATAAAAATTTCATCATAAAATTCATCAATTTTACCTGAACTAGGTCTTATAAAAACTTTCGTTAATGCTTTAATAATAATATGTTCAGTTGTATTAGAATCTAACGTAATGTTACAAGATTCAACATCTTTAACTACGATTAAAACTTCTCCATTTGTTTTATATTCAGTATTAGTTATTATTTTTTTCATTGATATAATTTCAGGTTCTTCTATCTCGATTAAAGTATTGCCTAAGAATCGTTTTTCGTTAATTGTTTTTCTTGTAAATCTATCGGATATCTTATTCATAAGTTATATTACATAAATTTGTCTCGGCATTGCTCGGAACTTAAGTTGTTTATTTAAATTTTCAGCAAGTAGAGCTTCTCTTTCCATCATTTTTTCAGGACGTAATCGTTCTAATCTTAATTTTAATTCTTCTTCAAGTTTTACTTTTTCATCTTTACCCTCAGTAGCTAAAGTTGCGTAATCCATTGTTAATTCACTATCAGGTGTTTTAATATTACCACTAAATTTACCTCTAACTCTTGCTAATGTTTCTTTACAATACGCGGTAAAATATCTTCTAACCCATTGTTGTGACGGATTATTTAAATCAATCCAAGACATTGCGTCAATTGGAACATCAGATGGTAATTTTATAATATCCGGATTGTCTTTTAAACAATTATCTCTATCAGCAGGGCCAACATCATAGTACCAATACCAAACTTTACCTTGAGCCATTTCTCTATTACCAAAGTCAAATTTACCCCCCGGTGTATTCATTAAATGTAACGCCTTTTTACCATCAGGTAATGCAGTAATAGTATATGTTAAATCACCAGCAATAATTCTTCTTTGAATGTTAATTTCTTGCATTCTTAATAACATATCAAATGCTGGCATCATGAAATAAGAACCTGATGCACCCATTTGAGCAAAACCACCCGGGCCACCAAAACCACCACCACCTAAACCACCAAAAGTCCAAGGGTCAAATAAAAGACCGTTTAATGTTGATGGTGTGAACCATAAAACTTCATTAATTTCTCTATTTGCCGGAATCTCATAAATTTGTTGATTAGGAACTAATTGAACAAAATCTTTTTTCAATACCCAATCACCACCGGCTTGTAATCCAACAATTTTAGAATAAGCGTAAGTATATCTTGTTTCCCAATCTAAACTTTTTGTAACAAATGCTCTCGATAGTGATTCTGTATCTAAATTTAGATTGTATAATGATGTCCATTGTGATTCAATTAACCAATCTTGTATGTATTGAGAATAATCTCCAATAGAAAGTTCTAATAAACTATCCATTTGTTCATCTTCTAACTCAATACTTCTTAATGGTGCACCTAATAGATGTTTAATTCTAGTATATAGTTTAGTTCTATCCGGTTCTGGTATAATTGCGGTTTGGTTTGTTGCTCCTGTTAATATTGCCATAATGATTTTATTTTATAAATATCAACTTAATGTATAAATCAGGTCTTCTTTAGGGAAAACATATTGACCATCCATTATTTTTGAATGTTTATTGTCGAAGATTAAAACTTCTTTATTATTACGGGTAAAAATTAACCAATCAGTTGAATATCTTTTAACATTTCCTGTTCCTAAAATCATCACAGAATCTTTAATCTCTTTTTCACCAGTAAATGGTTTAATTTGTGCGGTTTTCTTTTCTCCATTAACAATAACCTCACAATCAATACCCCCAATCATATCTTCTTTACTTCCAAGTTTACCAATTGCGGTAACGTTATCGTCACCAAATTGTCTTTTTAGTATTTCAATTGTTTTATCTTCTCTTGACTGACCCCAACTATTTGTTTGGGTTAATACTTTCATAAGATTTTGGAATGTTGATGATTTTTGTGAGAATATTCTAAATTTATATTCGTCTAAAACATTTACAAGTTTTTTAACTTCACTGATTTGTTCAAATGGTTTTAAGCCAATCATTTTTATTTCAGGTAATTGTTTGGCCTTTAAAACTTGATTCACATCATTAAGTAAAATACAAAAACAACTATAGTTTGTGTTTAATTTATTTATAACTGAACGACCTTCACCTTCTAAATCATATACTCCGGCAACTTCACCTTCAGCGTATTCGTTATTTCCATAATAGTTATCGGGGAAAACTTCTTTCATTATTTGATTGATACCATCTTTGAAGATTGTCTTAACTTTAGGGTTGATATTAAACACCATTCGGATTGCTTCATTCATTTCTCTACTACATCTTTCCGACTTACCTTCAGATATTACAGATTTAAGAGCAATACTCTCGTTTAATTTATTATTAACTCTCATAGTGTATAATTTGTTAACAAATTCCCAATTCACACATTTCCAAAAGTTTTTAATGTAATCATCTTTTTTGTTTCTGTATTTTAAGTAGTAAGCGTGTTCCCATAAATCTAATCCTAAAATTGGGTATCCACCATCTTCAACAACATTCATTAGTGGATTGTCTTGGTTTGCGGTAGATACTATTTTTAAAGTATTTCTTTTTGTTAGAACTAACCAAACCCAACCTGAACCAAACCTATCTTTTGCAACAGTTTCAAATTCTTTTTTAAAGTTGGCGAATGTATTAAAATCTTTTTTGATTTGTTTGATTACTTCACCATTTGGGGTTTGAGTTTTAGGTGATAACATTTTCCAAAATAATGCGTGGTTAAACGCTCCACCGGCATTATTTCTGATAGTTTTATTAAATCTACTGATAGATTTAACTATTTCTTCAAGTTCTAAATCACCATAATCTTTGTTTTTAAGAGCGGCGTTTAGTTTATCTACGTAACCTTTATAATGTTTGTTATAATGGTAGTTCATTGTTTCAGCATCAATAAATTGCTTTAGTGCTGAATAGGAATATGGTAATTTGTCGATTCCTATCTTTTTCATCTCATTAAGAAAGAGTACTTCATTTTCTTGTTTTTCAACATTTTGAATATCTTCCGTAATGAGTTTGATTTTATTTTCAATATGTTTCATTCGGCTTGTTATTTATATCTTATAAATATCTCAACAAACAGATTATCTCCGAGTGTTGATTTTATTCATAAGTTCCTCAATGAAATCACCACTTTCACCAATATTGTCTCCCATTACAGTTCCAATGTTTTGTTTTTTCATGTTAACCATGTCGTATATTATCCCTTCAATAGTGTTGTCGAATATTGGGTAATAAACTGAAACTGAATTTTTTTGACCATATCTGTAAGCTCTATCTTCGGCTTGAGATAAATCTCCCGGAACAAATGATAGGTCATTTATAATAACAGCTTCAGCGGCGGTCAATGTAATTCCGACACCGGCAGCTTTAACATTTCCAACAAATACTTTAATCTTTTCATTTTCTTGAAATTGGTCAACAGCATATTGTCTTTGAGGTTTACCTGTTGAACCATCTAATTTGACAGCAGTTTTACCGAAGTGTTCTGCAATCCTATTTAAAGTTTCAGTAAAGTTAGTAAAAATAATAACCTTCTTACCTTGTTCTATAATATTTTCAGCAAGTTCAATAGTGTCTTTAATTTTTTCTTCAGCAATTACTTGACGAACTTTCATTAATTTACTGAATTGAACTGTTAGTGAAGTACTTTCATCCGGATTCTTATCGTACCAATCGTAATACTCACCCATCAAACCTTCATACATTTTAGATTTTAATCTTAAGTATATAGGTGTAATTATTTTTTCAGGTAAATCTAATACATCGGTTTTTAATCTTCTTAAAACTTGTCTTGATGTTCTATCTCTTAACTCTTCCAAATTCGATGCTCCGGTTACATTCCATATTTTACGATTACCGGCAGTGAATTGATATCCCTGACAATATCTGATAGCATACGCCATCCAATTTTGTGCGACAGGACTTTCAATTAATGAAAGTAAATTAAAATAATTCATTGGACGATTGGTCATAGGTGTACCTGTTAATAACCAAAGTCTATCAACTTTTTTACAAAAACTATTAACTAATTTGGTTCTTGCCGCTTGACCATTACTAACATAGTGTGCCTCATCTAAAATTATAAGGTCAAAATTACCTTGAGTAATTAAAGAATTTTCTTTGTCTTTTAAATCATAAAAGTTTTTAAGAATATCGTAATTAACAATAACAAAATCGTGTTCGGTTGAAAAGTTTTTACCTTCAGCAATAAATACACTTCTTTCTGTATAATTAGCAATTTCTCTTTGCCAGTTAATTTTTAATGATGCTGGACAAACAATTAATATTTTTTTGGCACCACTTTCTAATGCGGCAATAACCGTAATAGTTGTTTTACCAAGTCCCATATCATCCGCCAATATAAATCGTTTTGAACCTACTAATTTTTCGATGGCAATTGGTTGATGTTCAAGAGGAGGTCTATGACTATATTTACTATAATCTATTTTAACATCCTTAATAACGTGAGTTTTAATTAAAGCACCTTTTGGTAACCAAAAATCATGGATAGTATCGTTCTCCAATACTTTTCCCCAAACATGATAGGATTTGTCTTTTTCAACTAATAGCTTTTCAACCCATATTTGTTCAGGAATTTTGGTTAGTAATTTTTCATCGGCAATTTTTTTTGCAAAGTAAGGGTCTAAATCAACCCATCTTTTGGCTACCTTTGGTGTAACTTCGTAATAATTTATAATGTAATCAGATTGTGCTCGGGTAGGGTAAAATCTTTTGTTGGTGTCCTTTTGTAGTTTTAATTTAAGGATATAGTTATTTGCCCCTTGATAAGTTTCAAGGAGATTTAACGCTCGTTGCTCTAGCGTAAGATTACTATTTTCAGATATATTGTTTTCCAAATTTAATCTTTTAATAGAAATATAATAAATTATTTAATATTTATCAATATGAGTAGAAATTTAGTGCCAATTACAAGGATAGGTAAGTTCTTCGGAGCGGAGGATTACGATTTAGACATCTCTATAGGTGAGGAATGGTTATATGGTGATATGAACTTTACATTAGTGCTATATAAAATAGATAGATTAAAAACCAAAACAGATGATGTTTATGGTGAGGTAATGACTGATGGTATAAAATATTTACCACCAATTGAGTTTAAAGCTTATGTTCAAATACTTCCACCGGAAAACAAATACTTGGGTAATTCAAAAATTACACAATCAGAACCTGGTAATATGAAGTTTGCGGTTTACGCGGCACAACTTAATGATTTAGGGATTCAAATTAATTATGGTGATTATATTGGGTACTACGAAACAGAAACAAAAGTTAGATATTACGTGGTTAGTGATGACGGAAGAATTAACTCTGATAATAAACACACATATGGTGGTTATAAACCATTCTATAAATCATATGTTGCAACTCCGGTAACGGAAAATGAATTTAGAGGATTATAATGGAAGTAAAAATAACAGAAAATAAACTATTCAATTCAATATACAATTATATTGATAAAACATTTAATCCAAGTGAAATGTCTTGGGTTTATGGTTCTAATGAAGATGATGAGTATGGTTATCCTGATATTGATAGTGAAAATGAAAATTTTTTAATGTTCTATAAAGGAGATTGGGAAGGTGAGTATGATTCTGATGTAGTGTTTCATTATTTTGATATTGATTATTATAATGAACCATCAAGTAAATCTTTTAGAGACCAAGCACCAGTTTTAGAAGTTATTGGAGATTATGGTGAACATTTAGTTGAAATGTTTCAAGGTTATTGGGGTGAACCTATGAAAAAATGGTTTCAAGATAAATTTAATTTACCGGTTAAAACCGTATCAGCTTATTACAATTATGAAGATTAAAATTAATGAAAGTCAATATAGAAGACTATTAGAAACTATAACTGATTCCAAAGTAATTTGTGATGAGTGTGGTTGGTCATGGGATTTAGCCGATGGTGGTGACGACCCATACATTTGTCATAAGTGTGGTCACAATAATTCTGAAGAAGATTATATTGGAAAAAGGGTTATGGTTTATTATAACCTACATAAACACACTTTTTCAGTTAGATATAATAATAAAATAATTCTTCATGCTGATTATGTTAAATTAGGTGATGTTGAATTTAGAGTTAGAAAAGGTGGAAAAGAACGTGTTCGTTCTGAAAAACAAAAAAATGTTCATGCGTTTGTAATAGGGAATTTAATGGGTTATTGTGAATATCCTTGTGATGATATTCCAAACCCAACATCTGATATGGTCGTAACTTATAATCCGTATAAATACGATTCGTTTGTTTATAAAAATACAGAAGAGCCGGTATATAACGCAACTGAAGTTGATATGATAAACTCACAAAATAAATTATTTGTAGTTAAAAAATAATATGGCATTACCAAACAAAATAAAAAAAACAATACCTTTAACATTTCCAAAAACTCTTTATCCAAGAAGAGAAGAATTATTGGAAAAAATTAATAAGGATGGAACTTATTTGCCTAAATCTATTTTACATGCTGATTTGGATGGTGGAATGTTAAATTTTGTTCAAAATGAATTACAAACAATTGTTGAGGGTAAAATTATTCCTACGGTTGATATTATTATTACAACACAAAACTGGTCTCAATTTACTGAAACTTGGAACTTTCAAGATTTAGATTCAAACGTTTCCCCTCCGTTTATTACCATTGTAAGAAATCCTGAAGTTAAATTCGGAACTAATCCTGCATTACTTTATAACATTCCAAATAGAAAACAATATTTTTATGCTCAAGTACCTACTTGGGATGGAAATAGAAATGGTATGGACATATATAAAATACCTCAACCTGTTCCGGTAGACATTACATATTCTGTTAAAATTATTTGTAATAGAATGAGGGAATTAAATGCTTTCAATAAAAACATTCTTGAAATGTTTGCATCTCGTCAAGCCTACACAACAATCAAAGGTCATTATATTCCAATCATAATGAATAACATTACTGACGAATCAGTTATGAATATTGATAAAAGAAAATATTATATTCAAAGTTATGATTTTACAATGTTAGGATTTTTAATTGATGAAAATGAATTTGAAGTTACACCGGCAGTTTCAAGAGTTTTAACTGTTATTGAATTTGAAAAAGAATCCTTTATGAAAGGACGAAGAAAAAATATTACAGATGAAGGGACTGAAACAAATATTTTATTTGTTGTTGGTAACAATACTATTTCACAAGTTTTTGATTATACCGTTGATTTAAATTTAGGTGAAACAACTAATATTGAATCATTTGATGTGTACTTAAATAATCAATATTATGGGTCTGATTTATATCAAATACAAATCAACACCAATGATGTTTTGAAAATTGTTGTGGTTAAAAATGATGATACTTTAGAAGGTTCTATTGTGTTACAAAACCAATTAGTTTAATCCTCACCGTAGATATCCTTCTTTTCCTTACATTTATCAATAATCATTCTTTCTAAAAAACGATACATTTTAATCCCCCTCTTTTCACAATAGGTCTTTAGGATATTATGAACCTCAATTGATATCTTTAGGTTCTTTATTTTTTTTTCGTTATCTGCCATGGTAGAATAAAGGCAGAATTTATTCTACCTAATTTATAAATACTTCTTACGAAGTAAAGTATTTTGGTTTTTTTTATAATATTTATCAATAAAAATAAATTTACAAATAAAAAAGACAAACTAATGGCATCAAATCAAAAAGTATTCGTATCTCCTGGAGTATATACTTCTGAAGTTGATTTAAGTTTCGTAGCACAAAGTGTGGGGGTTACCACATTGGGAATTGTAGGTGAGACCTTAAAAGGTCCAGCTTTCGAACCTATCTTTATACGAAATTTTGATGAATTCACAAATTTCTTCGGTGGAACTTCTCCAGAAAAATTTATAAATACACAAATTCCAAAGTACGAAGCGGCTTACATTGCCAAATCCTACTTACAACAATCTAACCAATTATTCGTAACGAGAGTGTTAGGATTATCTGGTTATGATGCAGGCCCATCTTGGTCTATAACAACTAAAGCTAATGTTAACCCAACAACGGTTGATTTCTTTTGTGAAAGTGCAACTACAGTTAATTGTGTTAATGAATGTGTTGACTTTAAAACTATAAACTATTCTGTTGATTTCTCGGCATGTACAAATAGTGTTGATAGTGTAATATTCACAAACACATCTAACTTACCGGCAGAAATATCTACAATTTTATATGAACCTTACGAACAATTTGATGGTTCTACAAGTTCATTATATCAAGATATGTCTAAACAAATTTTTGATATTGTTTCAACACCGGCGAAAGAAGATACTTCAATCTATTACTACGGAGCAATACCAACTAGTGTATATTCAGGATTAAGTGAGGTATATACAGGTGAAACTAATGTTTATGAGGTTGATAATGTAAGTGCTAACTTATGTAATTATTCAGCACCTCAAAATGACCCTTGGTATTATTCATTATTTGATAATGTGGGTAATGCTGTTTATACAGGATATTCGTTTTGGTCAGTTGTAACAGGTTTAACATTAACACCTATTATTACAACAACAACATCAACATCAACTACTACTACAACTACAGACCCTTGTACGACAACTACTTCAACCTCAACTACTTCAACAACAACGGCAAAACCGGTTAATTGTTATACAGGTACATTGATTGGGGTAATTTATGTTTATTCAGGAACTGCATATACTGATTATGATGATTTAGTAATTGCAACACTTCGTTCAAGAGGTTTATCAACATATGGTCTTGATGATGGCCCTGTTTATGAAGTACCGGGTGGTGTTGATGGATATGGTAATTTTGATGGTTCAGCGGTTACTTTAGATTGTACAGGAACATATTCAGGAGTTACTAAGAATCCATTCTCAACTTTTGGAGTTAATATAACAAGTAAAGATGGTGACCAATATTTCTTTGAAACATCATTCTCTAATTCTGATTCAAAATACATTAGTAAAGTATTTGGTTCAACTAACTTCTCTAAACCAAGAACTGTAGTTCCATTATTTGTTGAAGAAAGATTCCAAGCTTTATTAACAAATGCTTGGAGAATGGGTTATATTAGAGGTTTAAATTGTGAATTAACGGCATTACCTGATGCTAGACAAGCTAAAGACCCTACGTCAATTGCGTTTTACTTAGAAAAATATCAATCTCCGGTATCTCCATGGGTTGTATCTGAATTAAGAGGTAATAAAGTTTATAACTTATTTAAATTTACTACAATTGCTGATGGTGATTCTGCGAATGTTGATATTAAAATATCGTTAGCTAACATGTCATTTAATAATGGTACGTTTGATGTATTAGTAAGAGATTTCTTCGATACTGATTCGGCACCTGTTGTTCTTGAAAAATATACTAATTGTAGTATGAACCCTCAAGACAATTCATTTATTGGTAAGAAAATTGGTAGTTTAGATGGAGAATATCCATTATTATCAAGTTATATTATGGTTGAAATGAATGAGGATGCACCGATAGACGCACTTCCTTGTGGATTCTTAGGTTATGATTATAGAGAATATGCTGGTGTAAGACCACCATTCCCATTAATCAAAACTAAATATTACTATCCTGGTGAAGTTGTTTACAACCCACCATTTGGATTAGCATCAGGAGCGGATGACGCAACAACAAGTGCAGGTGATAATGTAAGAAGAACTTACTTAGGTATTTCAGATACTGAAGGTATAGATGTTGATTTCTTCCAATATAAAGGAACACAACTTCCATTAGACATTTGTAATGATACAGAAGGATTACCTTGGAACTTTAGAACAAGAGGTTTCCACATGGATAAAAATGCGAGTGGTATTACTATTCCAAATATATTTGTAACTAGTGGTACACCGGCATTCTTTGTTGGTGATGCAACATTTACCTCAGACCCTGATAGTGAAGAAAATCCTTACTACAGAATTTTCGCACGTAAATTTACATTATTAGTTAAAGGTGGTTTTGACGGATGGGATATCTATAGAGAATTTAGAACCAATAAAGATGAGTTTATGTTAGGTAGAAGAGGTTACTTGAAAGGTGCTTGTCCTACTATCAAATATCCAACAGCTACAGGTTGGGGAGCATTTAAACAAATCATTGTTGCTGATAATACTCAAGATTACGCTAACACAGATTATTACGCATATTTATTAGGTCAACAAACATTTGCAAACCCTGAGGCGGTAAATATTAACGTATTTGTAACACCTGGTATTGATTATGTAAATAACTCTAATTTAGTTGAAAATGCAATTGATATGATTGAATATAGTAGAGCGGATTCATTGTACATATGTACTACTCCTGACTACAATATGTATGTTCCATCAAATAGTAATCAATTAGATTTTATTTACCCTCAAGAGGCTGTAGATAATTTAGCTAATTCAGGTATTGACTCTAACTACACAGCTACTTATTACCCTTGGGTATTAATGAGAGATACGGTTAATAATACACAAATTTATATACCGGCAACGGCTGAAGTTACAAGAAACTTAGCGTTAACCGACAACATTGCGTTCCCTTGGTTCGCTGCGGCGGGTTATACAAGAGGTATTGTAAACGCGGTTAAAGCGAGAGTTAAATTGACTCAAGAGAATAGAGATACTCTATATCAAGGTCGTTTAAATCCAATCGCAACTTTCTCTGATGTTGGAACAGTAATTTGGGGTAACAAAACTCTTCAAATTAGACAATCGGCTCTTGACAGAATCAACGTAAGAAGATTATTACTTCAAGCACGTAAATTAATATCTGCAGTTTCTGTTAGATTATTATTTGAACAAAACGATGCTAAAGTAAGACAAGATTTCTTAGATTCAGTTAACCCAATATTAGATTCGATAAGAAGAGATAGAGGTCTTTATGATTTCCGTGTAACAGTTTCGTCTGACCCAGCTGATTTAGACAGAAATCAAATGACAGGTAAGATTTATATCAAACCAACCAAATCGTTAGAATTTATAGATATTACGTTCTATATTACTCCAACCGGAGCGTCTTTCGAGAATATATAATAAATAAAATTATGACCCATTGTAATAGTGGGTCATAATTAAGCCAAATAACAATTATGTTAAAGAATAAAATTTTAAGAGAAGGTATTGATGAGGTGGGAGCACCTGATGAAAAATACTACGCATTTGATTGGGATGATAATATTGTTACTATGCCAACCAAAATTATTTTAAAAGATGATGGAGGACGTGAAGTAGGTATGTCAACTGAAGATTTTGCGGACTATAGAACTGAGATTGGGAAAGAACCTTTCGAGTATGAAGGACATACTATAGTAGGTTTTGCAGATGAACCATTCAGATATTTTAGAGATAAAGGAGACAAACAATTTATTGTTGATGCTATGTTAGCAAAACCAGGGCCGGCTTGGCCTGATTTTGTTGAGGCGATAAACAATGGGTCTATTTTTTCGATAGTGACTGCAAGAGGTCATAACCCTAATGTCCTTAAACAAGGAGTTTATAATTATATTGTTTCAAATACCAATGGTATTGATTCAAATGAATTAGTTAAAAATTTAGAAAAATATAGAGATTTGGCGGATGAGGAAGAAATATCTAAATCTGAAATGATTAAAGAATATCTTGATATGTGTCGTTTTTATCCGGTGTCTTTTGGTGAGGGTTCTGCGACTAACCCTGAAGAAGGTAAGATTAATGCTTTAAAAGAATTTGTTAGTTATGTTAAAGATGTTTCAAAAAAAATTCAAAAGAAGGCTTTCTTAAAAAATAAGATAAGTAATTATTTTGTACCAAAAATAGGTTTTTCTGATGACGATTTAAGAAATGTGGACGTAGTTAAAAAACATTTTGAGCAAGACCCAGAAAATATTATTAAAACTTATTCAACAGCAGGAGGAATAAAAAAAGAATATTAAATACTTATAATAAAATAGAATAAACTAGTAATAAAAAAACTAGTATTAAATAAACTAGACTGGATTATAATGATAATAAATTAAAATCTAAAAGTCAATAAAAAATATTTTTTAAATAGAGATATTTATTAAATAAAGATAATAAAAATAAAATTAAAAACAATTTGAAATGGCTGATTTATTAATGAAAATGCCCATACCTTACGAACCTAAAAGACAAAATAGGTTTATTTTACGTTTTCCTTCAACATTAGGGATTAATGAATGGTTCGTAGAATCGGCTGCAAGACCAAAAATAACAATTAATCCGGTAGCAATTCCTTTCTTAAATACTGAAACTTATGTTGCAGGACGTTTTACGTGGGGAACTATTAGTGTTAAATTCCGTGACCCAATTGGGCCTTCGGCGTCTCAAGCTCTTATGGAGTGGGTACGTTTATGTGCTGAATCAGTTACAGGTCGTATGGGGTACGCTGCGGGTTATAAAAAAAATATTGACCTTGAGATGTTAGACCCAACAGGTGTTGTTGTGGAAAAATGGATATTAGAGGGAACTTTCTTATCTGATGTTAACTTTGATTCTTTGGGGTATAGTACAGATGCGTTAGCAACAATTTCTGCAACACTTCGTATGGATAGATGTATATTAGTTTACTAAAATTATAATTTATATTTAAAATTAAAAGTCCACATATCAAAAATATGTGGATTTTTTATTAACTATTTATAAAAAACCATTTAAGATTATATTTTATAATAAAAACAAATTAATATGGATGAGAGTTTAATTAACGCAGGAACGGAAAATTTCACATTACCACATGATGTGGTATCATTACCAAGTGGTGGGATTTTTTATAAATCTAAAAAAAAGTCGGTTAAAGTTGGTTATTTAACGGCATCTGATGAAAATTATTTAATTGGTGCAATATCAGGTAAAGAAAATGTTGTTTTAACATTATTAAGAAATAAATTATATGAACATGATTTACGTCCTGAAGAATTGTTAGATGGTGATGTTGAAGCTATTTTAATCTTTTTGAGAAATACTTCTTTTGGCCCGGAATATATAATTAATTTAGTTGACCCACAAACTAATAAAACATTTAGTCATACTGTTATATTGGATGAATTAAATATTAAAAAATCTCAAAATCAACCAGATGAAAATGGTTTTTTCACTACAATGTTACCTAAAACAGGTGTTACTGTTAAATTAAGACCAACAACTTTTTATGATACTGTTGAATTAGATAAGATGGTTGAACAATATCCGGTTGGAAGACAGGCACCAAGAATTACTTGGAAATTACAAAAACAAATTGTAGAAATTGATGGTGATAATGATAAAGGTAAAATAGCTATGTTTGTAGATACGTTACCAATTATGGATTCTAAATATATAAGAACATTTTTAAGAGAAAATGAACCATCGTTAGACCTTAAAAGAACTGCAATCGCCCCATCAGGAGAAATGGTATCTTTCGAGATAACCTTTGGGGTGGAGTTTTTTCGGCCTTTCTTTTGATTACCGACAACTTCTAATTGAGGAATATTATTTGATGGCTAGATTTTTAAGAACATCATATAATGACTTCAACGGGATGCCTACATATGTTAGAAAATTTTTAATAAACAGAATAATAGACGATAATACACCAAAGACGTAAATTAAAATATGTCTTTGGTGTATTTATTTATAAAACAAATTTAATATGCAAGACGCGGGAAGTAATTTAGATTCTAGTGCCAATAAAGGTAAGGACATTCTTAATGAGTTAGGTAAAGCATTAAAAAGTAATTTTAGTGTTGAGGCCATTGGTATGGTTGTTGCAGAACTTGATACTGGTGCTAGTCTACTATTAAAACAATTTGGTGTTGGTCAAGAAATGGCTCAAACATTAAGAGCAACCATGGCGGATGCTGTTAGTAATGTTAGAGCTTTAGGTGGTGATATATCGGACGTTATTAAAACTCAAGAGGCTGCATCAAAAGCGTTAAGTAGAAATGTTATTTTATCTGCCGAAGTTACTAAAGACCTTTATGCAACATTTAAAGTAACCGGAATAGAAGCTGGTAGAGTTGTTACGGCTATGAAAGATGTTGGTATTGGTTCAGGAAAGGCGGCTGAAGAGATGAAAAAAGTTGTTGATATTGCGGTACAATCAGGTGTAAATGCTCAGGCGGTATCTGAAAAAGTTGTCGCAAATATGGATGCACTTAATAAATATAATTTTGAAGGTGGTGTATCAGGATTGGCTAAAATGGCGGCACAAGCGACAATGTTAAGAATTGATATGGGTCAAACTTTAGCTTTTGCTGAAAAAGTATTTGACCCTGAAGGTGCTATTGAAATGGCCGCGGCGATGCAAAGATTAGGGGTATCTCAAAGTAGTTTACTTGACCCATTAAAAATGATGGATTTAGCTCAAAATGACCCTGCTGAGTTACAAAATCAATTGGCTGAAATGGGTAAACAATTTGTTCAGTTAAATGAAAAAGGCGATTTTGAAATTATGCCGGGGGCAAAACGTCAATTAAGAGAAATATCCAAAGCTATGGGTATTCCTTATGAACAATTAACAAAAATGGCGTTAGGTAGTGCTGAGTTGGAAGATAAAATGAGTAAAATTCGTTTTCCTGATTTAGATATAGATGAGGACAAACAGAAGATGATAGCCAATATGGCTGAAATGGGTAAAGGTGGTAAGTATGAAGTACAAGTTAAAGATGAGGAAACAGGTCAAACAATAACAAAGGCTATTGATGAATTAACTAAAAAAGATGTTGAAAATCTTGAGAAAATGGCTAACACTGCTCCAAAAACTATGGAGGAATTGGCTAAAGACCAATTAAGTGCTTTAGAATCTATTGCTGCGGATATTAAATCAATGGCTGATAAAACAGGATTGGCTGCTGCAAGAACTAAAGCGATGGGAACTACTTTAAGTTATGGTAGAGATTTATCAAAAAGTGTTGCAAAAACTCTTTCACCAAAACAATTAGAAACTAAAACTCTTGCTGCAACTATTGACGCAGGAATTGATAAAAATTTAAACGTTCTTCAAAGATTAACTGATGGTGAAATAACAGCATCTCAAGCAAGAAAAGAAGTTGGTGAAAATTTAACAAAATTGAATTCATTACTAAAGGCTGCGTATAATGAAGGTCTTGATAGTGCTAAAGAGGAACAAAAAAAATTAAATGAAAAATATCCTGTTCCTGAGCAACTTATGAGACTTGCAACAGGTGATTTACGTGGGGTTAAAAGTAGTGAAAAACCTCGAACTAATATTACTAGAGAAATTGGAAATGTTAGAAATACATCTTCAATACCGACAAATAATACTCAACCTCAATCAAGTAACGTATCTACTGAAAAACCAATTGAAATTACGTTGAATCATAATATTGATTTAAAAACAAATGGTAATATTGATACTAATCAAGTTGTTATGGCTCTTAAGAATACAGATGTTCAACAAGGTATGGTTAGTGCCTTAAAAGAAGCTATGTATAATAATGGATTATTAGCACCAACTTCAAATAAAACACAACTAATGAATCCTAACTTATCTCAAAATTTAGTTGGATAAAATAAAGTACAATCTATTTATAGATAAATAATAATATATGTCAGACAGTCCATTATCATTTGCATCCACGGCATCCTTTAGAAATTCTCTAATGGCGAAAAACTTGGCCCCATATAGTGTCCAAGGGGTTTATACACCACCAGCAAATCAAGTTAATTACGAAACTGTTTTAGGTGTTAGTAATGTTATTGATTCACCTGGTGAATTAATTACAGGTGACCCGTATGCAAATTTATTATATCCATTAAATGAATATGGGCCAAATGGAGGTTATAATTTACAAATAAATTATAACGGGCCTCCATTACCTGTTAATTCTAATCAAGGAGAATACAACCCTAATGATACTGTGTTAGATTTAGTTAATGAGTTTTTTATTGACGCTGCGTACATTCAAAACAGATATGGGCCTGCCGGTAGTTTTAACGATATGGTTATTATTACTGATGTTGAGAATAACAATAAGATTTATCAACCTTATTGGGAGCCACCAAGTTTTGCACCCTCTTCATATTCACCATATAATATTTTATTATCACCAAATCCTATTGGTAGTAATGGTTTATTATCTCAAGATTCATTTATCGCGAGATTTGGGGCATCAGAATTAAACTCTTTATTGAAAAAAAGAATTGACGCTGAATTATTCCAAAACACATTAGGTCAAATCAACTTACAATCTCTACAAGACCCTTTTGAGATTAGTATGATGTTGTCAGGACAACAACCTTTAGTTTATAAAAATTGGAAGATTACAGTGCCTGAAAACCCTGTTGTTGCGGCTGCCGACTTCTTAACAAGATTAGCGGGGGCTTATTGGCCTGTTTCCTTAATACCGGGGGATTACTTTAATGATAATAACGAAAATAGTCAAACACAACAAACATCAAACGCCTTAAATACTGTAAATCAATTAACAGGTGGTTTATTAGGCCCAATATTAAATTTTAATAGAAGTGGTTCTCAAATATTTTTGGCTAACACCGGTAACGGACAAAGGTCTGTTTTATTTGCAAATATAAATTACAATAGATATCAACCATCTTATGATAAAGATTATGGTTTATTATTTGGTGTTGCACAAGGACTTGTTAATTTATTAGTTCCAAATATTAATCCGGGTAATGGTACACTAGTTGGTGGTTATTATGTTGGTAATAGAACATCAGAACCTTCTTACATTACATCACCCCCAAATCAAATACCGGTTAACGCCTTTGGTCAACAAGACCCTTCACCTGTTTATGGCCCATCTGAGATGGGTATTTTATATGAAGGTAATGAATCAACACTTAGTAATTTTGGTTTAGGAGGTAAGTCCTATAGTGATGGTGGTGGTATTGACGGAGGATTTGTTTGGGTATCTCCAAAATATAAAGCCAATGCAGGATTCCGAGCAATACCGGGAGGTGGTTCGGGAACAATGGATGAAGATTATCAATTGGTTAGTGGAAACATTACAAGAGATGAATCTACAAATATTGAATTTAAAGAAACATCAATATTAGACCAAACTCAAAGATTAATTGATTCGGCGGATGGTGTTACAGGTATTGCCCGATTAAAACATGTGGGTAATGCGATGAACCAAATTAGTAAAGTATTCAATGATGGATATAAAGAAATTACTAAAGGTTCTCAAGTGTTGTCGTATACAGATAATACAACCGGTGGTGCTGCGGGAATTGAATATTGTAGAGTTTTTACAAAAGACAATCCTTATTACACATATAATGATTTACAAAAAACAGATGGTATAACAACTTCAGGAAGAAGGTTTACTCACTCTGTGTTAGATAATACATATAACTTAAACATAGTACCATTAAGAAATCCGGGGTCAACAAACATTATTGCTAATAATGTTAATGGAACGGGGGGTTATGCTAAAAAATATATGTTTTCTATTGAAAATTTAGCATGGAGAACTTCAAGTAGACCTGGGTTTACTTACGATGAATTACCTGTTTGTGAAAAAGGGCCAAATGGTGGTAGAGTTATGTGGTTTCCACCTTATGATTTAAAATTTTCAGATAGTAGTACTGCAAATTGGAATGATACTTCATTTTTAGGTAGACCTGAACCAATTTATACATATAAAAACACTAGTAGAAGTGGACAATTAAGTTGGAAGATTATTGTGGATAGTCCTTCGGTTATGAATACTGTTGTTGAAAAACAATTAAAAGGTCAAAATAAAGAAAGAATTAATTCAATTATTGACTCATTCTTTGCTGGATGTGTTAAATATGACATCTATGATTTAGCATTAAAATTTAATACAATTCCAACTAAGGATTTATATACGTATCAAGAGATTTTAAGTAATCCAAGATTAACGGATGAAGAGTTAAAGAATGTTAGTGCAAATATTCCAAGAGAAAATTCTGTACCTCAAGGTGGTGCGGGTAGTCCGGCTGATTCTTCAGTACAAACGGCAAATCCTGACACATCTATTGATGATTTTAAAAAGAATTATTCACAATTAGCGTTTTATTTTGATAATGATATTCCTGACCCAAAATCAAATGGAACAGTTTCTTCTGTACCATATGATGTAACATATGCAGCTTATACAAGTGCCGAAAATAAAAAAACATATGTTGATACTGCAAGTGGAATTTTTAATGAGGGTAGTATTAATAGAAATGTTGGTGAATTTTTCACAAATATTGTAGAATCTAATTATAAAAAAATTGCTCTTAATGATAATAATTTCATAAAAGATGCTTATAATATTCTAAAAGAGAAAAAAGGAACTATAAGTATTCAAATGGTTGGTTCGGCATCTGCGACAGCAAGTGTTAAATATAATGAAAATTTGTCTAAACGAAGAAATGATTCGGTTATTGACTTTTTAAGAGCGTATCCTGTTGGTGGTGAAACATTGGCACAATTTTTTGATAATAAAACATTACAAGTAACATTACAAACAGGTGCTGGTGAACAAATTGTTATTCCTCAAGGAGAATCAGGTACAGGTACACAAGTTAATTGTACTCAAGATGTAAAAGATAAGAATGGTCAAGTTACTAAATTTTCTCAAGTATATTCTACTGATGCTATGGCGTGTAGAAGAGTTAAGATTAATAATATTCTTGTAACACCAACGGTAACTACAACAACGACTACTTTAAAAGTTGAAATAACTACACCTGAAGTTAGTGCAACAACAATCAATACTATAAAACCTGTTCAAACTGTTGAAATACAACAAAAATTAAAAGAAGGTATTGGTAAAAGAATTTTAAGACAATTATTAAGTGAATGTGATTATTTTGAAGTTATTAAAGAAAATAATCCTATACTATATGGGTCAATTGCGGATAAGATTAAATTTTTTAATCCTGCATTTCATTCCATGACACCTGAAGGGTTAAATTCAAGATTAACATTTTTAAATCAATGTGTTAGACCTGGTGAAACAATACCGGTTATTGGTACGGACGGTAAACCAAAATACAATGATGCTGTAAATACTTCTTTTGGTGCACCACCGGTTTTAATATTAAGAATTGGTGATTTCTACAATGGTAAAATAATACCAAAAACAATTTCATTTTCATATGAACCATTAGTGTTAGATATGAATCCTGAAGGTATAGGTGTTCAACCAATGATTGCAAATGTTAATTTAAGTTTTGATATGATTGGTGGTATGGGATTAGCTAAACCTGTAGAACAATTACAGAATGCGTTATCATTCAACTACTACGCAAATACTGAAATTTATGATGAAAGAGCAACATGGACTGAAGACACTTCAGCTTTAGATGCTAAATTAATTCAATCAATATTAGATGCTCAACCACCGGTTACGGTTAACAATGTTCAAAATGGTGTTGTTAATGATGGTGGAAATACCATTGGGGAAATATTAACTAATATTCCGGTAACTAATGGTCAAACAGGTGAAATAACCTATATGAGTATAATGGATAAAATATTAGACGCAACTAAAGAATATTATACTAATGTTTTAAATCAAAGTGATAGTATAGTTAAATCGTACAATTATGGTGTGTGGCAATTAATTACTCAAGATAGATTATATACTTCGGGAGAAATAAGTTTAAATTCTAGTAGTATATTGGCACCAATTTACGGAAAACCGGAAGGTGTTGAAACTAAAGTGGATTCATTGTTTAGTACGTTTATTTCAGATATTAATGCTGATAATCCAACAAATAAAAATTATATCATATCACGATTAGTTGGTTTTAAATTTACTGATGCGACAATTCAAAGAGTTAAAACTAATATGAATCAATATATTAATACATTAAAAAGTGATTACAGTAGTGGTTTATTTACTAAAATTCAAGAAATAGTTGTGTTAGAACAAAGTATGGTTCAAATAATTAGAAAAATTAATTTAGTTACAACTAAAACTGATGGTAAGATTTTAGATACGGGAGTTCCAAGAGTTTATACAATTTCAGGTACAACTGAAGTTAATAGTGCTAGTCTTGGGTCTCCATTAGATACATATCAAGAGTTATGTGATGATTATCGTTTAGTTGGTCTTAGATTAGATGAATTTAATGTATTGATGGAGTCTGAAAAAATAATAACAACTATTACAGTTCCATATGAAGGGCCGGGTGAATTTGAACCAATATCGAAAGAGTTTGCAACAGCATCAGTTGAAGACAAACGTCAATTTATGGTTATGGCACAAATTTTTAATGATAAAAATAAATTAACGGAATTTAAAAATGCAATTATTAGTGGTGAGTTAAAGAATGATAATAAATTAGTTAGAAAATTTAATAACATTTGTGATGATTTTGCGGATTTAACTAAAAAAGAATTAATTGCTGAACAAAAATTTATTAAAACAATTAGGGATAAAGAATCGTATTCAAAATTTGTAAATCAAACCGCTTATCCTAAAGGTAAGTTAAGAAAATTTACATATACTACTGTTCCTGACCCTGCAACTGAAACACAACAAAAAACAGATATTGCGAATTTATATAAAACAGTTAATGTGAATAATGATAAATTAACATTTGACGGTAAAATAAAATTTGATTAATTATGGGTACTAGAGATTATTATAATAGATACAATAATTTTATTGTTAATGGACAACAAACTGTTGTTCCATATATTACTCTGCCAAGTAAAACCACCGATAAAAAATATATTTACAAAGTTGCTCAATCTAGATTAGATAAAGTTTCACAACAATTTTATGGTAGTCCTTATTTTGGTTGGTTAATTTTACAGGCAAACCCATTATACGCTGGTCAAGAGTGGAATATCCCTGATGGGGCTATCTTGACAATCCCTTATCCTTTAATAGCATCTTTACAGGATTACAACAATGACTTAGAAAATTACTTCTTTTATTATGGTAGATAAATCGGAAAATATATTAGTTGAGTTTGATTATAACAACATATCAATCATTGACCCAAATAAAGTTATAGATAATGACGGAAGAGTACAAGAAAGATATGTAAAACAGGAAAACTTAGTTATGTATGCTAATTTAGAGTGTAAAGTTTTACCACGTACTAAATTAGCACTTGGTGTTGCAAACAACGACCAAGTACAAACAGTTTCAATTGCGAGTATTAATTTTTTAAAGCCGGGTGATAAAACATATTTAGATAACTCATATACTGATGAGTTAACCGGTAAAGATACTATTACCGGTAATGGTGTTAATCAACCAAAATTAACATCAGTGTCTAATCCAAACAAAAGTAGTGATTATTATATTAAACAAACAATAAATTCAGGTGGTAAACAAGCATCTGTTGATAATGGATTGTTAGGTATAACATCAATTAATATTAGACAAGGATTAGATTTCTTACCTTCAATAACAATTGAATTAGAAGATGTTAAAGGTAGAGCAATGTTTGAGGCGGGTGATAATTCACCATACGCAGCTTTCTTTAATTTACCTTATCCGATGTTTCAATTAACTATAAAAGGATTTTATGGTAAAGCCGTTAAATTACAATTAATGTTACAAACATTTTCGTCAAGATATGATACATCAAATGGTAATTTCAAAATTAAATTACATTTCTATACGTACAAATATACTTTATTAAGTGAAGTGCCTATGGCAGCATTAACAGCTGTACCACATATGTATCAATCAAGAGTTAATATACAAACTGTTAAAGGTAGTTTAACTAATTTTTCAAATGTTCAAGATTCTATTGTATCAAGAGGTTATCAAAAGGTTAGAGAGTTATATAGTGAATACAAATCAAAAGGTATGATTCCTGATGATTTTCCTGAGATTACCGTTGTACAAATGAGGGATAGAATTGAAAATTTTATTAAAAATATTTTAACATCATTTTCACAACAAAATTTAGACCCATTAACTTATGTTGAAGAATATCAAACATTGTTAGGTAATTTAGATAAAGATGTTTATGTTGGTGCCGGAACTTCTTGGTTTTCAAAATATATGGATACGGAAAATTATTTGGTAAAAACAGATGGAAATAAGGTATATACGTTCAAACCTGAAATTAATACTTCACAAAAAAGACAAAATGCTTTAGCAGAATTACAAGGTATTATTAGTAAAGCTCAAGAAAAAATGGATGCTAATTCTGTTTGTGGAATAAACGGTAAATATACAATTGATGGTAAAACAAACAATAATTCACACGTCCCATTTAAAATTAAACCGGAAATATTCCCAATAGATTTAAAAGAATCGGATGTTAATGTTAGTGAAACATATAGACAAAGAAAAAAATTATCAACACAACCAACACCATTACAACTTCAGGAATTTAAAAATCAATTATCAGAAGAAGGTATTTTTAATTCATTAGTTATAACTAATAAAGGTGGTTCTGAAGAAAAAAAATTCCAATTTTATACTTTTGAAGGTGTGGGTCGATTTGAGGATTTAATAAATCAAATGGGTAAAGATGTTAAAACCGCTAAAGAAAATATTCAAGAGGGGTTAACTGAAGCTTTAACTAATTTATTACAAAAAAAAGATAATGGTATTGGATTTGTTCCAAATATTAGAAATGTACTTGCAGTTATTTTTGCAAATGGAGAGGCATTTTTAAGATTAATGGATGATGTACATGTTCAAGCTTGGAATTTAAATGATACTCAAATAAAGGCTCGAAGAAATGCAATTTTAAATCCTGAAACCGCGAATGCTTGTGTGGATAATCTATCAACAGGTGATAATAAAACATTACCTATTTATCCTTGGCCTCAAATGTTGGTTGCAACATCAGGAAAAGATGGTCGTGAACAATTTGAACTTACATATCCTGGAGATAAGAGTGTAATAAATCAAACTAAAGCTTATCTAACTGATTTATGGCCTGAAGTTGAATTTGTTGAAGAGTTTATAAGAGCAACAACTCAAACAGTTAAACCGCCTGCAGACCCTTTAACCACGACAAATCCATTAACTGATGTTCAAAGAGTATCGTTAGATGCAATTGAATTTCCAATTAGTAATGCGGTTTATGATAATAAGGAAGAAATTAAATATTTTTATGAAATATTTGAAAGAATATTTTTAACATCAAATTATTCGGGATTATTAAGAAGTAATGGTAATACTCAAGACCAAGATAAAGTTACTGATGTTATTGCTGAGGCGGAAAGTATTAATATTCTACAAAGTTTATCAAACGATAATCCTTTTATAATTAAAAAATTAAAAGAGTTTGGTATTAACGCTGGAAATTTTGAGATATTGATGAGACATATTTCTAATGACGGTACAGGTGAAAGTTGGCAAAATTTTATTAGAGGTATCTTTAATACATCATATATTAAAAATAAAGTTAATAATTCAAGTTTTGAATTTTTAAGTCAAAATTTGTTAAATGAATCTAAATCACAACCGTTAGTATCGTTACCAGGTGAAAACAATGTTGTTAATTTTATTTCAAATTCAACGTCAAGTAATATTTTTAATTTAACGGATACATATCCATTTACAAATTTTACTTGGGTTAAAAACGAGTTAGCGAATGGTAATTCAATATCAGATATTAAATCATCATATAATACAACAAAAGTATTAACGTATAATACTAACAAAAAAATAATATCTAATTTTTTAGATATTACAAACAATAATGATAGAAGACCTTTTACTAATTTTTTATTTAATGATATTAAATCACCAATTTATACTTTTGATTTAAAATTATTTTATGAAAATAGAAGTTTTGATAGACAATTACCAACAGAAGGTAATTTAAGGTATAATGATTATTCAGGGTTAGTTACTAGTAATCAAACAGTTTCAATGTTTAATACACCATATTTTGTTAATTCAATTCAAGAAGGTGTTAAGAATTTCAGAAATAATAGTGAGTATCCGTTTGTGGCTTCGGCGTATTTGTTTTTAAATAGTTTACCATTATCAACTCTTAGAGAGAAATATAAAACATATGAATCAAATTCAGTTACTGATTTAGATTACATTTTTGCTACTCTAAAGAAATTTGGTGCGGTTCATAAATTACCATATCCTTGGATATTAAAAATAGGTTCTGTTTGGAACAGATATAAAAACTTTGTTGAAACAGGTCAAGATATTTTAGACACATCATGGTCAGGATTTAGTTATGTACACAATTATGACCCAGTAACTAATTCACCAACAAGAAATTACGGGTTAACAATAAATGGTTCTCAAATAGATATTGTATTAGAAAAAAACACAACATTAGGACTTGAAACCTCGTCGTTAATTAATACGGGATTTTATCCATTATTGATAAATGATTTTAATGTTTTTTATCAGGGATTCCAAATATATTCAGGTTACACTGATACTGACATTCAAAACGGATTTAGTTCAGGTGTTACATTAAATTATGTTCCGGAAGCAATTATTAATTTACCTGAAGGTTTTGACCCAAATAACCCAAAAAGAGATTTAAGAGTAATCCCTTGGTCAGTTTATATTACAACTTTAGACCAAACAGCGTCTTATATTGTGCCATCACAAGGTGCGTTAATTAATCAAACAAGTAATGAATGTATAACTGAAGAAACTAATCAATTAAAATATGAAATAACAGGTAATACTGCAATGTACAATGGTTCAGTTAGATTATTTTGGGCGGCACCTAATTATGGTTATTTTGATGTTGATAAAGTAGTTAAACCTACTCCGTTAAAATATTTAAAACAAGTTTTTAATATTACCGGTGACACTAAACAAGAAAACTTTTCTATTAACGGAAAACAAGACCAATATACTGAAATTAGTGAAATGTTTTCTGTCTTTGAAAAAGAAGTTTTAGATAGTTTTGAGTTAGAGTTTTTAAATTTCTCAAAATCAATATATGATTTTGATGATGAATTTATATCAAATACTGATACTGAAACAACAAAATCATTCAAGAATTTCCAAATGTTAATGAGAAGTTTAATGAAAATTCCAAAAGTTACTGGAACAAATATTAACACTGAATTAGTTTCTACGGTTTCGGAATCACAATTAAATGTTTTATCTAATATTTTACAATCATTTTTAAATTATGATGTTGTTTTCAAATATGGTAACCCTGCAAATTTTGATAAAAGATTATTTTATACATTTTCAAATAAATTAATCGCTGACCCATATACTTGGAGTAAGTATTCATTTCAAACACCAACACCATTACCAACATCAGGTGGTACGGTAACTTTATCTCAATCAATTATAAACTATCCAAATGAATGGGAGGCGTTACAACTATATGTTGGTTTTTCGGAAATACCTCAATTACAATATACAAATAATGGTTCATATATAACCGATTTCTTTGTTGATTGTAATATAGATTTTAGTGTTGATAATATTAAAACATTTGCCCCAATTATTAAAATTTATGCGACACAAAAATTAAATGATAATACATTAAATTATAATAAATTTGTAACATTAATGAATCAATACATTGATAGTACAGATAAGTTTCAAAATATTATTATTAATAAATTGATGCCTAAATTACAAAAACAATTACCGGATGTTGGTAGTACACCTGACGCTGCTTTAGCAACAGCATTAGAAGGGCCTCAAACAAAGTTAGAATATTGGGAGTCATTTAAAGCGTTAAACGATAAATGGATATCAGGAAATGATTTTAAAACTAAAACATTATTTGAGGATGTTTTATTAATGGATAGGGCAAATAGAAATATTGGGGATAAAATTTTAGTTGATGTTAATAAATTAAAAAATAGATTAAGTAAGATAAATCCAAAAACAAGTATGTTAACTTTTGTTCAAACAATTTTAGTTGAAAACAACTTTGTTGTTATGAATATACCATCTTACGTTAATTTTTATAATGTACAAGATGCGGTAAAAAATCCTGTACCAAAACCTGAAGGAAGTCTTGAGTTTGCGAATACAATGTTTGGAACATTCTTAAATGTTGATTATCGAAATTCTTCAGCAAAAATGGTTTGTTTTTATGCGGGAAAACCAAGTGAACAACCTGATTTTAAAAATAACGCTAATGTAAGATTTAAAGGTGATTCTTTTGATTTACGAAGAGCATCGGATAACCCATTAATTGAAGACCAAATAGGTAAAATAGATTGGGATAAATCTAATAAAGTTGTTGGATTTAATGTTGATGTTGGGCCACAAAATCAATCAATTTTCCATGGATTCCAAATAGACCAAAGTGCTGGTCAAGCAACAGCCGAATCTTTACAACAAACGGATGAATTGGTTAAACAATCTTCAGGTAAAGTTGCGGGAACTCAAAATATTTCATTATATAATTTATATAAAAATAGAAGTTATGCTTGTACGGTATCTATGATGGGTAATGCTATGATTCAACCAACGATGTATTTTAACTTGAGACATGTGCCTATGTTTAGTGGGGCATATATGATTCAAGAAGTTAATCATAGTATTGGCCCGGGAACTTTTGAAACGGTATTTAAAGGTATCAGACAAGCGGTATCAAATTTACCTGAAATTGATAGTTATATTCAAACTTTAAAAACTAATTTATTAACATCTATTATTGAAAAGAATAAACAAGATAAACAAGCTGCGATAAAAGAAAGTGGTACAAAACAAAATAATGTTATTAGTCAGTCTAATAACACAGTTAAAGATGCTACAACTAAACCGGCAAATACCTCAACTGATTATCCAAGTTGTACACCAATTAGGAATTATGAGAAATATCAAAAAATAGATTCTCCGACAACAACTAAATCTAAATATAAAGATGTTATTGCAACAATTATAAATCAAACTCAAGACCAAAAATTAAGATATTTAGTTTTTGCAACAATCTATTTAGGTTCATCAAACGGAACTGAATTAGAAACAAATGAGAATAACTATTCAGGTGTTGATTTATTACAAAATTGGGGTCAAGCGGGTGTTTCGTACTTTAGTAACGAATTTTATTGTAATTCAAGTAATATACCATATGCTATTTTTTCAGATTTATCTAAACATGTTGAATTTTTAATTGCAAGATTTAGTGGTAAGATAGGATTATTACCGGCAATTACTGCTAAAGATATTACTAAATTCTATACGTTATATTTTTCTGCGGTACAAAAGAATATTGATGTTTATAATAAATTAGTTGAAAATCCAAGTCAATTAAGTGAAATTGAAACTAGTGTTCAACAATCTATAGATTTATTTAAAACAGGTAGTGGTAACGAAAGTGGTTCATTACCACCTAGTACTCCACCAACCGCTAATACGGATGAAGGTATTTTTAAAGACGCAAAAGCGTTTAGTACAACTTCATTAAATAATCTTGATATAAAAAATGGGGTTTTAACTGGTAATTTTGTTGTTTATTATGAAGGGGAATTATTATCTCAAGATTATCCGGCTAAATTATATATTGCAGGAGGGGTGAATAATAGAGTTGAAATTGGTAGTTTTGTAATAAAACCAACAACAAATAAAAACGTTGGTTCATTTGTTTCTGTTCCTAAAATTACAGAAATTTTAGATGTGGCAAAAAATGATGAAACATATCGTATTACATTTATAGTTGTAGTTAATGCGTTCCCCAACATTAGTTATGGGTTTACAAGAGTTTTAGCACCAATAAAATGTCCTGATGAAGATTTTGATTATCGTGATATAATTTCGGTAAGTACTTGGGATTCAGTTAAGGGTAATATTTGTTGTAATTGTTATAGTGAACCATATGAAGGTTCAGAAATTATTTGGGATGGTAAACGTTGTTCAAAAAATGGAACAACATGTTAAATTAAGTTTTTTCAAAATAAAAGATATTTATAAATAAAAGATTATGGACACAAAATTAATATTAGACAACTATTTAGGTAAAAATACCAGAAGTACCGAAAAAGATTTGGGAGATGGTTCTAAACAAGTATGTGATTTAGATACAGGAGATTGTTATACTATCAGAATGAAAGATGGTTTAATTGAAAGAGTTGATAATACATTAAATAAAAATAAAAAAATTCAAGTTGAAACCTTAACAGGAGTAAAACAACTATTAAACGGTTAATAACATGAAAAAAATAGACAATCAAATTTTAGAAGAGATTGCTAGATATAATTCTATCAATCAATATATTGTTGAACAAGATGCTACATTACCTCCACCACCTGGTGAGGTTGACCCAAACGCCGCTCCGGCACCTGATGCGGGATTAGCACCACCGGCTGACCCAAACGCGGCACCACCGGCACCGGCAGCACCGGCTGGCCCTCAACCTGTTGATGTTGCTAATGACCCTGATGTTGAGAAAGTTGGTGAAGATGAAAAATCAGAATCAAAAACTGAAGAAATGGATATTACTGATTTAGTAAAATCTCAGAAAAAAGTTGAAGAAAAACAAGAAGAATATTTTAACAACCTATTTCAACATTTAGATAATTTAGAAACTAAATTAGGTGAAATGGATGGTATCATGACTAAATTAAATGACTTGGAGGCTAAAGTTGAAAAATACAGAGAAAAAACACCTCAAGAAAGATTAGAATTAAGAACATTAGATTCAGGGCCTTTTAATCAAAAATTAAGTCAATTCTTTGATGATAAAGAAGAAGATATGGAAAAATCGGGAAAAAATGAATATGTTTTAACCCAAGACGAAGTTGAAGATTATTCACCAAATGAGATTAGAAAAACCTTCAGAAATTTTGAAGATGAAACAAATCCATTTAGACAAGTAAAATAATATAAACGGTCTTAATGACCGTTTTTTTTTACTAATATTATTTGACAAACACACGGCTGACACTTATACTTTAATAAACCTTTAAATATTTTAAACACTATGGCGACAAATTCATTAGACGCAGTTTTGGCTCAATACGAGCAATCAAAACAAGGTGGTTCTTCTAACACCTCAAAATTCACACAAGAAGAAAGAATGAAAAAATACTTCGCGGCAATCCTTTCAGATAAGGAAACTCAAGGCCAAAGAAGATTAAGAATCTTACCAACTAAAGATGGTTCTTCACCATTTAAAGAAGTTTGGTATCACGAGATTCAAGTTGATGGTAAATTCCAAAAATTTTATGACCCGGGTAAAAATGACAATGAACGTTCACCTTTAAATGAGGTTTACGAAGAACTTCGTTCTACCGGAAAAGAATCTGACAAAGAGTTGGCTAAACAGTACTTATCACGTAAGTTTTATATTGTGAAAGTTATTGATAGAGATAACGAGGAAGATGGGGTTAAATTTTGGAGATTTAAACATAACTACAAAAATGAAGGAATTTTAGATAAAATTATTCCTATTTGGAGAAATAAAGGTGATATTACCGACCCTGTAACAGGTAGAGATATCATTTTAGAATTAACTAAAGCAAAAACTCCAAAAGGTGCTCAGTACACTGTAATTCAAACGGTTATGTATGATGATGCGGCTCCGGTTCACGAAGACAAAACAACAGCAGATAGTTGGATTAACGATGAGTTATCTTGGGAAGATGTTTATTCTAAAAAACCTGTTGAGTATTTAGAAGCTATTGCAAGAGGAGAAACTCCAAAATGGAATTCTGATAAAGGTGGTTACGACTATGGTAATTCAGATGAGGATGAAACTTCATTTGGTGGAGCAAAACCTTCAGGTTATGAAGACCCACAAGCGGGTGCTGAAGGGGAAGATGATATGCCATTCTAATCAATGAAAATAACTTGGACAAATAACTTGGACACGAACTTAGACATCGTGTCCAAGTTGTCTAAAAAACTTACAAAAAATAACATTTACTTGGACATATGGGAATAAAAAAGAAAACCTTCTCTATGGAGGATATAAAAAACAAATACTCTACTAAAACAAAATATAAAGACGAAAGTTATTATAATTGTGGTGAAGCGTTTATGGAGGCTTGTGGATTACCAGGGCCTATTATGGGTGGAATCAATATGTTTTTAGGTCATTCAAACTCATCAAAAACAACCGCAATGATTTTAGCTGCGGCTGATGCTCAAAGAAGAGGTGATTTACCGGTTCTTATGATTACAGAAAAAAAATGGAGTTGGACTCACGCTGTTGAGTTAGGATTACAAGCGGAACAAGATGAAGATGGTAATTGGGATGGTCATTTTATCTTTAATGATAGTTTTGATTATATTGAACAATTAACTGACTATATGAATGATATATTGGATGCTCAAGAAAGTGGGGAAATTCCTTATAATATTTTATTTTGTTGGGATTCTGTTGGTTCAGTTCCTTGTAAAATGACTTACGAAGGTAAGGGTGGAAAAATGCACAACGCTGCGGCACTTGCTGATACAATTGGTATGGGTATTCACTCGAGAATTTCTAAAACCAAAAAAGAAAGTGTTCCATATTACGCAACTATGGTTGTAATTAATCAACCTTGGGTTGACTTACCGGACAATCCTTTTGGACAACCTGAGATTAAAGCTAAAGGTGGTGAGGCATTATGGTTAGCATCAAGTTTAGTATTCTTATTTGGTAATCAGAAGAAAGCGGGTATTAACCACATCACAGCAACTAAGAATGGTAGAACAGTGGCTTACGCTACAAGAACTAAAATATCTGTATTGAAAAACCACGTTAATGGTATTTCATTCAAAGATGGTAAGATTATTGCAGTACCCCAAGGGTATATTAAAGACGATAAAGTGGCTTTAGACAAATACAAAAAAGAATATTCAGAATTTTGGAATAAAATCTTATCAGGTGATGGTGACATTATCTTCAAAGATGTTGTAACAAAAGTAGAAGAAGAGGACGAAGACTAGTACTAATGTAAACAAACAAAAAGTGGTTAAAACACTATTAGTGGATGGTAACAATTTAACAAAAATTGGATTCCACGGGGTTAAAGATTTTTTTAATAAAGGTAAACACATAGGTGCCGTATGGCACTTTGTGAATACCCTTCGTAGACTTATAGACGAAGAAAACTACGACAAAGTAGTTGTGTTTTGGGATGGGGATGATAATTCCCTTACCCGAAAAACATTATATCCCCAATATAAAGAAAAAAGACGTACAACCGATGAGTTCAAAGACCAATCTTTTGAAGAACAAAAAGAGAGGATTAAGGCGTATTTGGAAGAGTGTTATGTAAGACAAATAAACGTTGAAAAAAATGAGGCGGATGATTTGATTGCTTACTACTGCCAAATCTCGGAGAACGAACAAAAGACCATATTCTCGGGAGATAAAGACCTTATTCAACTTATCTCTGATAAGGTATCTTTATATTATCCAAAAACAAAACAAACATTTAGAAATGGAGACAAAGTAATGTTGGAATATTATTATTTCCCACATCAAAATGTTCGTACCTATAAAATTTTATCAGGTGATAAATCCGATAATATTGATGGTATTTCCGGACTTGGAGAGAAAACTCTTGTAAAGTTTTTTCCTGAGTTACTTGAAAAACCGGTTTCTGTTTCCGATATTTTAGAAAAGGCTGAAATCCTACTAAAAGAGAATAAAAGTAATAAAACTTTACAAAATCTATTATCCGGAAAAACAAGAACCGGAGTATATGGTAATGAGTTTTTTGAAGTTAACCAAAAGATTGTTGACTTATCAAATCCTCTGATAACAGAAGAAGGTAAAGAAATGGTCGAATTATATTATAGGGAAACTTTAGACCCTGACGGAAGGGGTCATAGAAACCTAATAAAGATGATGATGGAAGACGGATTTTTTAAATATCTACCGAAAGGGGATGACACTTGGGTGAATTTTGTTAGACCCTTTTTAAAACTAACAAGAAAAGAAAAAAGAAATTATAACAACAATTAATTAAAACTATGAAAGACCAAGAATCGGTAAAATTAGAGTTCTTAATGATGGTAAACGACAACATCATTGTACAGAGATTTTTTAATGTGAGAGAGTTTAACAATGAGGCTAAAAACTCATTAGAACTTTATGAATTACTTCGTGAATTTAAAGACGATATTCAATCACAATTAGCATTGAAAACCGTAACGTATATGACGGACAATATGTACGAAATTATTAACAATCCGGCGATTTTAGAAACGTCATACACTGACGGCCCGGAGTACTTCAACATCTTCATCAAACAAAATGATGTGACAATTTGTCATAGACAAGTGGACGCTAAAGTATACCCTCCAAAGATAAGATATACTGTGGATGTACGCCCACACCTAAAAAACTTATTGATGAACTTGACTGACATTTTTTCATCTAAAAATTTAACAAAAAAATATCTAGAAGTTAACCTAAGTGTGTAGTATTTATTATTACACTAAAAGAAAAAATATATGGCGTCAAACAAAAATTTCGAGTATCTAGGTAGTACCTTTCAGATACAATTATTAAACCAAATCATTATCGATAAAGATTTCTCAAGGTCTATTATAGATGTGATTGAAACAAGTTATTTTGAGAATAAATACTTCAAATTAATCATTCAAATGATTAAAGAGTATTACACAAAATACGAACACACACCAACCTTTGACACATTAGAACAAATCACAAAATCTGAGATACAACAACCTCTGGCTGCAAAAATCATTATTGATACCCTTAATAAAGTTAAGGAATCAACACTTGAGGGGGCGGAATTTGTACAAGAAAAATCGATGAAGTTTTGTAAACAACAAGAGTTACAAAAAGTTATGGTTAAGGCTCAAAAAATCATCGACACGGGTGAATTTGAGAGTTATGACACATTAGAAGAGATGGTTAGTAAAGCTCTTCAAGTGGGTGAACATGATAAGGGAACTGAAAGTGTTTTCAGTAATTTAGACGACGTTTTAAACGAGGATTATCGTCATCCGATACCGATGGGTATTCCGGGGATAGATAGACTCTTAAAAGGTGGTTTAGCTAAAGGTGAAATTGGTGTTGTTTTAGCACCAACAGGGGTAGGTAAATCGACTTTACTAACAAAAATCTCAAATCACGCATTTAATTTGGGATACAATGTTTTACAAATTTTCTTTGAGGATAACCCAAAGATTATCCAACGTAAACACATTACTTTATGGACAAAAATCCACCCGGATGAATTGTCTTTAAGAAAAGATGAAGTTATGGTAAAAGTTAAAGAGGTTAAAGAAAAAATGACTAATGAACTTATACTTAAAAAACTTCCATCTGATACCGTAACAATGATGCAAATTAAGAATCAAATTAGAAAAATGATTTCTGAAGGAAACAAAATTGATATGGTATTATTAGACTACATTGATTGTGTTGTTCCTGATAAAAACTTGGGGGATGAATGGAAATCTGAGGGGTCTGTGATGAGAGCATTTGAGGCTATGTGTCACGAGTTGGACATCGTTGGGTGGACTGCAACTCAAGGTAATAGAAGTTCAATATCTTCAGATGTAGTAACTACCGACCAAATGGGTGGTTCTATCAAAAAAGCTCAGGTTGGACACGTAATCATTTCCGTGGCTAAATCTCTACAACAAAAAGAAATGAAATTAGCAACAATAGCTATTACAAAATCACGTATTGGTGATGATGGGATAGTATTTGAGAATTGTAAATTTGATAATGGTATGTTAGAGATAGACACAGAAAGTTCAGTAACATTCTTGGGTCTTGAAGAACAAACCGAAGAAAGAAACCGTCAAAGAATTAAAGATTTGATGGACAAAAGAAAAGAAAAAAACCAAACACAAAATAATTAAAAAAATGGAAGAAAAAATATTAAAAGAAAATCCGAATAGATTCGTGATTTTCCCAATTGAACATAATGATATTTGGGAATTTTACCAACAACATCAATCGGCATTTTGGACGGCAGAAGAAGTAGATTTATCTAATGACATTAGAGATTGGGAAAATTTAACTGATAACGAAAGATTCTTTGTGAAGAATGTATTATCATTTTTTGCGGCATCTGACGGAATTGTTAACGAAAATCTTGCGGAGAATTTCTTAAAAGAAGTTCAATACCCTGAGGCTAAGTTTTTCTACGGATTCCAACTTATGGCTGAGAATATTCACTCTTTAATGTATTCATTATTGATAGATACTTATATTTCAGATGCTAATGAGAAAGACGAATGTTTTCACGCAATTGATAAATTACCTGCGGTTCAAAAGAAAGCAAAATGGGCTTTGGATTGGATTGAAAATTCAACATTCCAAGAAAGATTAATCGCGTTCGCGGCTGTTGAAGGTATTTTCTTTTCTGGTTCGTTCTGTTCAATCTTTTGGTTAAAATCAAGAGGGATTATGCAAGGTTTATGTAATGCTAATTCATTGATATTCAAAGATGAAAACTTACACTGTGATTTTGCAATTCATTTGGTTAATAATCATTTAGAAAACAAACCAAGTGAGAAAAGAATTAGAGAAATTTTATTATCTGCTTTGGAGATTGAAAAAGAGTTCATTACAGAATCTATACCAGTTTCATTAATCGGTATGAATTCAAATTTAATGAAACAATATCTTGAATTTGTAACCGATGGTTTATTAGTTAAATTTGGTTGTAAAAAACAATTTAATGTGGAACAACCATTTAAATTTATGGAACAAATAGCTGTTGAAACAAAAGGTAACTTTTTTGAATCTAGAACTATGGAATACCAAAAGGCTAAATTAGGTGAGTCATTAACATTTACAGACGATTTTTAATATGATGTCATTAAAGATAAAAAAAAGAGGGGGGGACGAAGTTTCGTTCAACCCCCAAAAAATTTATAATAGAGTTAAACGAGCGGCAAGAGGTTTAAACGTAAATGCTGATGAGGTATTCATTAAGGTGATTACTTCAGTTCCAACGGAGGGTGTTATTACAACCAAAGAGTTGGATAAATTGGTTTATGAGATTGCGGCGGCTTATACCGGAAGTCACCACGATTATTCAAGATTGGCGTCTTCAGTGGCGATTTCTGCATACCACAAAGAAACTGATGATAGTTTTTGTAACACAATGCGTATATTACACGTTAATGGTATCATTAACGATAAATTAATGGAAACTATTGAACAATATGGTTCTGAAAATATTGATTCTGTAATTAATCACGATAATGATTACAATTTTGATTATTTTGCATGGAAATCATTACAAGAAATGTATTTGTTAAAAACTCCTGAAGGTAGAGTAATTGAAAGACCTCAACACATGTATATGAGAGTGGCTTTGTGGGTGACTAAGTCATTTGAACAAGCGGTTGAGTATTATCAATCATTATCAAATCAACTTATTTCTCCGGCAACACCAATTATGATTAATGCAGGTACAAGAACACCACAATTGGCTTCTTGTGTATTGAAATATAATCATGGGGATTCAAGAGAAGGTTTATTACAAACATTCAACGATATTTCGACTTATTCATCTGATGCTGCTGGTATTGGATTATGTATGTCTAATGTTCGTAGTAAAGAGAGTCGTATTAACTCATCAGGAGGATTTGCGGGTGGTTTATTGAAATACCTAAAGATTGTTAATGAAGGATTAAGATTTTTCAACCAACAAGGAAGAAGACCGGGAAGTGCGGCTATCTACATTGAACCTTGGCATAAAGACATTATTGATTTACTTGATATAAAAAAGAATACAGGGGCTGAGGAATTAAGAGCAAGAGATTTGTTTACATCTATTTGGTTACCGGACAACTTTATGGAAGCAGTTAAAAATAATGATGATTGGTATTTGTTCTGTCCTAATGATATCTTGAAAGCGGGTATCAAACCATTACAGGAAACTTATGGTGTTGAGTATGAAGCAAACTACAACAAAGCGGTTGAACTTGGTCTTGGTAAGAAAGTAAAAGCACAAACTATTTGGAATAAAATTATTGAATCTCAAGTTGAAACTGGTGTTCCTTATTTATGTTCTAAAGATAGTGCTAACAGAAAAACAAACCATCAAAACATCGGGGTGATTAAACAATCTAACCTATGTAATGAAATTTACCAATATACTGATGAGAATACTACGGCAATCTGTACATTATCATCTATGGTGTTGAAAAACTTTATTGTTAAAGGTGAGTTTGATTTTAAATTACTTTATAGTGAGGTTAGAAAGGTTGTAAGAGCACTTAACAAAGTTGTTGACATTAATAGTTATTCAACTGAACAAGGTAGAAAAGGTGGTTTAGAACAAAGAGCAATCGCTATCGGAACTCAAGGTTTAGCTGACGTATTCTATTTAATGGATTACATCTTCACATCTGAAGAGGCGAGACAATTAAATAAAGAAATCTTTGAAACTATCTACTTTGCGGCAATTACCGAGAGTATGGAATTATGTAAATCAGGTGAATACAAACCATACAAATTCTTTAATGGTTCACCAATGTCAAAAGGTGTATTCCAATTTGATATGTGGGGATTAGATTATGAAGGGTTAGGAAGAATGTGGGATTGGGACTCACTTAAATTAGAAGTATCCAACCACGGGGTTTGTAATTCGTTATTCACGGCTCAGATGCCAGTAGCATCTTCAGCTAAGATTACAGGTTCATTTGAAATGACAGAACCAGCTCACTCGGCATTATTTAATCGTCGTGTAGTTGGGGGAGAAATCTTAATTGTTAACAAATACTTAATTAACGATTTTGAGAAAATTGGTATTTGGTCTGAAGATTTGAAAAATGAGATTATTATGAATGAAGGTTCTATTCAAAATATTAACTTCAATCATTACCTTGACCCTGAAGAAAAAAACTATAACAAAAAGGTTAAAAGAATTGAACATTTAATTCCAAAATATAAAACTATTTGGGAGATATCACAAAGAGAACTTATTGATATGGCGGCTGACAGAGCACCATTCATTGACCAATCACAATCGATGAATATCTATATGTCAAACCCAACATTATCAAAAATTTCATCATCACACTTCCATTCTTGGGGTAAAGGATTGAAAACTCTTTGTTATTATGTTAGAACTAAAGCTATATCTACCGGAGCAAAACACTTGGCGGTGGACATATCTAAAGTAGGTCAACCAAAACCAATTGAGAAACCAAAAGTTGAATTAACACAAAAACCTTCGGATTCCGAGTTTGAGTGTTTCGGATGTGGTTCTTAATAAGAATATAAATCACGGCTTATGTCGTGATTTTTTATTTTGGGGGTATTTATAAAAAATAATTACGACACTATATTTATAGATATGGCAGATGGAAAAACATATGGTATTAATTTCCCTTTTAGGGATTCTTATGATGGAAAGTATTTAGACCTTTCTAATGATAGTGCAGAAGAAACTAGAACTGACTTAATACATTTATTATTAACTAGAAAAGGAAGTAGATATTTTTTACCCGATTTTGGAACAAGATTGTATGAGTTTATTTTTGAACCATTAGACGGCCCAACTTTTTCAGATATTGATGCTGAAATTAGAGACGCGGTTGAAGAATATATCCCCGGAATAACAATAAAAAATATAAGTATTACTGCGGCATCAGATGGTGAGGAGGATAAAGGTACTTATATTGACCAATACGATACTCGTGTCTATAGAGTACCGGGTATTGGAACTAAAGAACATACTGCGAAAGTAAAAATAGATTATCAACTAAATAACGACGTGTTTAACGCTAGTGATTTTGTAATCCTAAATATTTAAAGAATATGGCTAATAAAAAAATATCGTATACTACGAGAGATTTCCAATCAATTAGAACTGAATTAATAAACTTCACTAGAACTTATTATCCGGATTTAGTTGACAACTTTAATGATGCGAGTGTGTTCTCAGTATTATTAGATTTAAATGCTGCGGTTACCGACAACCTTCAATTTAATATTGATAGAAGTATTCAGGAAACTGTATTACAATATGCTCAACAAAGGTCGTCAGTTTTTAATATTGCCAAAACTTATGGATTAAAAGTTCCGGGACAAAGACCATCAGTGGCTTTAGTTGATTTTTCAATAACTGTACCGGCTTTCGGTGATAAAGAAGATTTAAGATATTGTGGTATATTACGTAGAGGTTCTCAAGTAAATGGTGCTGGTCAAGTATTTGAAACGGTTTATGATATTGATTTTTCATCACCTACAAATGCTGAAGGATTTCCAAATAGATTAAAGATACCAAATTTTGATTCTAATAATAAATTATTGAATTATACGATAACTAAACGAGAAACTGTGGTTAATGGAATTACCAAAGTTTTTAAGAGAGTTATTACCGCAAATGATGTAAGACCATTCTTTGAATTATTTTTACCTGAAAAGACAGTTTTAGGTGTTACTAGTGTTTTATTGAAAGATGGTACACAATATGCGAATGTTCCTTCAAACCAAGAATTTTTGGGTGTTGAGAACAGATGGTTAGAAGTACAAGCTTTAGCTCAAGATAGAGTGTTCGTTGAAGACCCAACCAAAGTTTCGGATAATCCGGGAATTAAAGTTGGTAGATATGTTGCAACATCAACTAAATTTATTACTGAATATACACCTGAAGGTTTCTTCAAACTAACTTTTGGGGGAGGTAGTCAATCGGCTGATGAACAATTAAGAGAATTTGCTAGAGATGGTAAGCCATTAAATTTATACAAATATTCTAATAACTTTGCTTTAGGTAGTACTTTAAAACCTAACTCAACTTTATTTGTTCAATATAGAATTGGTGGAGGAACGGGAAGTAATTTAGGTGTTGGAGTTATAACTCAAATAGGTACTGTTTCATTCTTCGTGAATGGGCCGTCGGAATCTGTAAACACAACTGTTGTTAATTCGTTAAGATGTAATAATGTAACTGCGGCTATTGGTGGGGCTAATTACCCAACAACAGAAGAAGTAAGAAATTTAGTATCATACAACTTTACCGCTCAAAATAGAGCTGTTACCGTAAATGATTACGAATCAATTATTAGAACAATGCCATCACAATTTGGAGCACCGGCTAAAGTTGCGATAACTGAAGAAAACAATAAGATTAAAGTTCAAATGTTATCTTATGATGAAACCGGTAGATTGACTGAAATAGTTTCTAATACACTAAAAAATAATGTTGCAAATTACCTGTCAAATTATCGTATGATTAATGATTATGTATCAATTGAAAGTGCTAACGTTATTGACTTAGCTATCAATGTTGACGTGGTATTAGATAACTCACAAAATCAAGGTTCTATTGTTTCTCAAATAATTAATATAATATCCGACTATTTTGACCCAACAAACCAAGAGATGGGTGAAAATGTTAATGTATCGGAATTAAGAAGATTAGTTCAAAGTGAAAATGGGGTAATCTCAGTTTCTGATATGACATTCTTTAATAAAGTTGGTGGTCAATACTCTTCTTCTCAAACATCTCAAAAATACATTGATTCTGAAACTAAACAAATTGAATTAGTTGATGATACAATTTTTGCAGAACCAAGACAGGTGTATCAAATTAGATATCCTAATAAAGATATCAACGTTAGAGTTAAAAATATTAAAACAGTTAATTTCTCTTAGCAATTTATTTTAAATTTTATTGAATTATCTTTTGAAAATAGTATATAAACTATTTATTAAAAAAGATTATTATGTCCAATTCATTTAGAATACGTACTGAGCCTGGTGTTGATAAATCACTTAACGTCTTGATAGACCAAGAATTTGAGTATTTAGAAATATTATCTCTAAAATTATTACAAAGTCAAATATATACTAGACAATGCTCTGATTATGGGGTTATTGTTGGTAGAGTAAGTGTTAACAATGGTTTTGGTATTCCAAATGCTAAAGTATCTGTATTTATTCCTTTAGATGCTCAAGACGAACTTAATCCTGTTGTATCTGATTTATATCCTTATAAATCATTAACAGATTTAAATGAAGATGGTTATCGATATAATCTATTACCATATGTTAAATCACATTCGGGGCATAATCCAACAGGAACTTTTTTTACAAGAGATAATGTTTTAACTGACCCAACATTAATACAGGTATATGACAAGTATTACAAATATTCTACAGTAACCAATTCTAGTGGTGACTATATGATTTTTGGTGTACCTACCGGAAGTCAAACTATTGTTGTTGATATTGACCTATCTGATATTGGTGAATTTTCATTATCACCTCAAGATTTAATAAGAATGGGTCTTGCAACACCAACTCAAGTTGCGGGTATAAATTTTAAAGCATCATCAAATTTAAATTCATTACCTCAAATTATTACTATTAATAGAACTATTGAAGTTGAACCTTTGTGGGGTCAACCTGAAATATGTAATTTGGGTATAACAAGAACAGATTTTGACTTATCTAATGAGGCGGGGATTGATATTAGACCGACAGCTATTTTTATGGGTTCAATTGTCTCAAGTAATGACGATGAGGCTCTTCCAAGAAATTGTAAACCTAGACTTAAATCCGGTTCACAATGTACTTTAGTTACAGGCCCGGGGGAAATATTGGCAATAAGACAAACTATTTTTTTAGACGCTCAGGGTAAACCAATTTTAGAGACAGTTGATTTAGAAGAAGGTGGACAAGTTATTGATGATAACGGTACGTGGTTAGTTGATGTCCCAATGAATTTAGATTATTTAATAACTAATGAGTTTGGTGAACAAGTTATATCTGATGACCCTAAAAAAGGAATTCCAACAAAAGGTAAATATCGATTTAAAGTTAAATGGAATCAATCGCCTTCATTATCCGAAAATGTTAAACGTGGATATTTTTTAGTACCAAATATTAAAGAACATGGATGGACTTCATCAGATACCGACCCAAATTCGACTCTTAAACATAAGTCATATGCGTTTAGTTTAGATTGGGATGATTATGTTGATTTTCAATCGGCAATTGATTGTACAGACACGTTTTATTTGATGCAGTATAATAAAGTTTACACGGTATCTCAATTAGTTGACCAATACAGAAAAGGATATTTAAATACTCAATTTATTGGTATTAAAAATATTTTAGATGAATCTTGTGAAAGTGAAAATAATAAGTTCCCAACTAATGATGGTGTTTTTAGGTTTGATTTAATTTATTTCTTATTTTGGATAATGTTGTTTTTATTCAGACCGGTTTTTATTTCATTAATACCTGTTATCCATATCCTTTGGTTTGTTCTTAAAGTTATTGGTATAATTTTAGTAGTGATTCTTTATCCATTAATACTCGTTGTTGGGTTTATTTGTAGTATTTTAAAAGGACTTTTAGGTATTCTTGGAGCATTACCATTTGGTCTTGGTAGAAGATTTAGAAGATTAAGAGACAAAATGTCTTGTCCTGGATTAGCGGATGCTAATCGTCTTGCTAAACAAATTCTTGAATTTCCTGATAAGTTAAAAAATATTAAAATACCAAATTTATCTTATCCGGAATGTTCATTTTGTGATTGTGGAGATAATGGTGATTTACCTAAAGATGAACCTGGTGTTGAACAGTTAGAAACAGAACCTGTAGACACGGCACTTCCTGAAGGTGCTGGGTCATCATTATTAACCCCATTTGAAATTGCTTCACAATATAAGATTAATAGATTAAATAATGGAACACCTGGCGTGCCCGGTGTTAATACTGCTGATTCGGTTTATCAAAATTTATTTGCCGGAAATGGTTTAGGTAACGAAGAGGATGCTTCATTTATACCATCAACAAGAGTACCTACTTCATTTATATCAACAAATGATGACGAAAACCCAACGGTAACACCACCTGAAAATGGCCCTGAATATTTGTATTTTTCATCAAGTTTAACTGTGTCTGAAAGATTAAATTTATTTAATACTAAAGGAAAATATTTTAACGATGGGCCTAATAATCCTGGAGGAGGAGTTAATAGAATTAAAGTAACATTTCAACCGGATTTGAATAATCCGGCAACTAATTTTCACTATGATAATGTGGTTGCGATAGTATGTACTCAAAGTGCTACAAATTTAGAGGCTGGTGTTATGTTGTCTTTTCAAGATTTTGCTTTATCAAAAGATATAAATGTTATTAATACCGGAACTACACTAAATGATTATGGTACTAATACTATAACAGGTACAACAATAAATAGCGGTACAACAACTAATCCCGGAACAATAACCGTTAACTATGCGAATCCTGATGGTTCTGGTAATATGGCTACACCGGTAACATATCAAATTGTTACTTTTTCAGGTGACCCTAAATACGCTAGATTTCCTATGGATGTTGAGTATTTTCAAGTGATTACTGGAATGACTTATTCTGAATATAGTGGAATGTGTAATAGTGGTTCTATTTCTATTAATGGTGATTGGGATAATAATAATTCATTTAATAATAGGTTTTTAAGTAACGATATGAGATTTTATCGTGTAAGACAACCTCAAGAAAATGAAGCAAATGGTTCTTACAATTGTGGTAAAAATTTGTCTTGGTCGACAATAGAAAGATTTTTTTCACCTGTCGATTATTATAAATCAATGGATAAACAAAAAGTTATATTCATGGTTAGAGGTGTTGACCCTAATTCATCTAGAACTAAAGTTCAATATGATTTAAGTCGGTTATTTGGTTATAATTTTGGTAATTCATCAACAATAGTAACAGGTAATAATTATAAATTAAATTATCCAATTCAAGGTAATTTAAATTGTGTTAATCATATTGCCACAGATAATATAACATCTAATTTTTATTTTGATTCGTTTCGTTTTCGACCATCTATAACACCTCCTGACCCATTAATTCAAACGTTTGGTTTTAGTTCGTTCACTAGTAATCTACATACGTATTATTCTAATTTAGATACAACAAACGGTGGTTTTACTCCGGTAAATGGACTTCCTACGTTATCATCCGTAACATTACCATCGTCTTCAGTTTCTAAAGTGGTTAGGCAATATACTAATGATTCACCACCACCATATTTTCTACCACCAGCAACTCCTATAACAGGTGGGACACAAGGTTGGAATGGGTTTATTGTTGAATGGGATATTCAATATACTTATGATATAAGATGTACATTTATTATTTCTTATTTAGACACTCCTTATGATAGAAGAGCGGGAACTTACAATATTTCACCTAATGATAATAGAGGTTATTATCAAGGTGAAATAGTTGAAGGTGGTACTATGTTTTATCAGAAATTAGATATTAATCAAACTGTGGGTGATTCTCCATTTTTTATTGAAGGTATTTACTATGCCCCAAAATATCCAAGTACGGGAGTAACATCGTCTTTAAATTTCACATTAAATAGTGGCAATCAAACTAAAATAGTGATGAGGTCTGATAGATTACCGACCTCGACAGTTGTACAAAATAATTTAGGAAATAGTTTTCCATTACACACAAATACTAATTTTGCAATTTTTATTGTAACTGATGATGGTGCAACGATTAATCAAAGTGTTGGTGGGACGGGGTCAAATTCAATTTTTAGTGGTGAAACAGGTGCGTTTGTTCCTGAAGCTGACGAACCAGCGGTTGTTAATCAAATTTTAGAATCATTTAATTGTGGTAGTATGGCACCATTAGGTTGTTATTATAGTGAAGAACCTTCTCCTGGTAAATATAATTTAAGAATTAGAGATAAAGGTAATGATTGTTGGAGTTTTGGTAGTGGTAAAGTTAAATTTGATGGTGGGTGTTATATATTAATTACACAACCAATATTGTCGTTATTAAGTGGTCAAGATTTTCAAATAGTGTTTGAATGGACAAATAGAATTCAAGTAATGTTTGGTGCGTGTAGAAATGTATTCTCTCATTTATTTACAAACAATTGGATTAATGGTACTCTTTATTCTTTTTCGTTTTCAAATGATGTATTTTTTGATAGTTTAAATAGACCTCAAAGTAACATTTGTGATGATAATATCTATTTTGACCAAGTTACTAATAATTTTTATTATAGAAGTAGTCCTTGGAATGATAGTACTTCAGAATTTGTTGGTATGGATAGACCTGAACCTAGTTCATTTATACGTGGTATATTTGGTGGTTATGGTGGTAATTTTACAAATTTAAAATATCCTACAACTATTATGGATTTAGGGCCAAGAAATTTATATTTACAAGAATTAGTAATGTCTGATGATTTTGATGGGTATGTTGCTAATCGATTAAATACTACAACTTATGGGGATGTGTCTGAATTATTGAATCTTTTAATTATTACAAGATTAGCGAGTCCTACTTTTTTAACACAAATCGCGGGGGTTGGTATTCTAACATTTTTCACTAGAACTAAACTTATGGTTGACGGTGATTACGCTCAAATGATTGCGATTAATTCTGAGTTATCGGTGGCACCTTTCCAATCTATAAATTATCCTGATAATCCTATTGGAGAGCAAAATCCAATATATTATAATCCATCAGGTAATATTAACGATATAGTATTTGGGGTTTTCTTTTCTTCGGATACTCAAACACGAGATTTTATATCACCAAAAAGAACAATTATTGACCCTGATGGACTTGTTACTGATGATTGTACTTTTAGTTATTTTTCGGTGTTTACTCAAGAAGTACCATTTTATCAATGGAACATTAAAGGTGAAGACACTAATAGTATTTTTGGGTCTCAAGAAAATGAATGGTATTCTGAACCATTAAACGGGTCGGCATTTTTTAGTTATCCATATCAATTATTAGATAGAACAAAACCTTCATCAAGATATATGAGAACATCACAAAGAGCTGAAAATAAATATTTTAAAGGTTACATTTATTCTGTTTATCCTGATGGTACTTTAAATCCGGAGTTTAATTCAATTGACCCAAATTCATATAACGATAGATTGTTTAATACCGGTGCACCGTTTTATTTTTATTTTGGATTGAAAAAAGGTAAATCGGCGTTTGATAGATTTACAACTAAATGGTTAGATACAACAACAACAACATAATATGGGAAATAGAATTGATACTAGAGTAATTTTAGGTTCTTTACGATATAAATCGGCACCAGATACTAATCTGATGTTTAATGTTCCGTTAATTCAAACCGCTCAAATAAATGTTGAGTTTGATAGAAATATTGATATTAGTTTAGAACAAGTATTTGATGATGAAAGACAAAAATCTGATATATTTAGACCGACATGTAAGTTTTCATTACTTTTTAATAACTCATATACAGGTAATACAAATTATCAACCATTTGAAAATAATTTATATTATGTTAATGAGGCTCAAGCGGCAATAAATAATTGTCCAATTAATTTAAACGTTGCTTGGACAGGGTTACCCCAATATAATGAATTTGATTTTATTAGAACTGATTATGATGTTCCGGGTTATACTCAACCACCATATAATCATTTAACTTTTGTAAGTAAAAGTGCTTCAACATATAATTGGAATCATTTTATAAGTTATCCTTTTGAAAATGATTATCAAAAACAATTACAAGCGGTTACCAAAATACCTTCAATTTCAAACGCGATAACGTTAGATTGGGTGGCATCAGATGGTATACCATTTGTTATTGAAAATGATGATACTACAGTTTATAATGGTAGAAACATTATAAAATTTACCTGTCCTATGAAACACGGATTAACTCCGGGTGAATTTGTTAAATTAAGTTTTGGTTACAACAATGTGGATACATTTGAAGTATATAGTTTAGGTGACGGAAAATATGAGAGTGATTTGTATATCTTTAACATTTTTAATGTTGGGTTTACGGGAACTACATTTACAACAGGTACTGAAGGAACGTTTAGACGAATTATAAATAATGATAACCCAAACGACACTATTTCAACATACTATGTTAGAAGACATAAAATATTAACAAATCCTGAAAATGCTATTTTAGTGAATGCAGGATTTGACCAAAATATTTTTGGTGTTAAAAGAAAATATGAAAGTAGTGGTTTTACTCCAAACAGAATTGCTAGAGTTTCAATAAAGGAAGGTGCTCAATCTTATACATTATCATTTGATAAAGATGTCAGAATTAATGATTTAATTGATAATCAAAAAAGACCATTAACTGAATTATTTTTTACAACAATTTGGAAAGGTTATTTTGGTTATATGTTTGGTAGATTAATAGGGCCGGGAATGGGATATCAAGGTATGAAGTTTGGATATGATTTTAATTTACCGTTAAATCCTCAAACTAAATTACCAACTGATTGGTGGAGTGAGGCTGAAAATTTGTCGGACACAAACATTCCTATAGACACATATGTAAATACAACGTTAGGGCCAAATGGATTACCATTAGGTGAGTATAATGGTGCTCCAATAGTTTTCACATACAATAGGTCTTTAAAAGAAGGTGATACGTTAGATGGTGATTACTGTGAATGGAATAATTTTGAACAAACAGAAAGAGTTATATCTAATTTATACCATAAAATAACGTATAATGCTAAAGTATTTAACATTGGACGACCAATTAGTTCGACAGGTTATAGAATGTCATTAACAAATCCGTTTGGTTATTATTATCAACCTCATAATTCTTTAACAATAAGACAATTCTCTGATTACATTGAGGAGGGTAATAAGAAAAATGTTGTGGATGTACCTAATTATGCGTATTACTCCCCAAGTAAAGATACTTTTTTATGGAAAGATTTATATAGTTATGGGTTCGTTGACTCTAATGGTATTGGAGTTAATTATCCATTTTTAAATGGGGCTCATTACCCTTATGATAATATTATTTTTAGAATAATACCTGAAGGTACTAATTATAATGAACAGATAATAACCGCAGAACCAATAATAGACGATTGTGAGTAATAAATTTAGATTTGTAATACCTAATGATGAACAGTACATTCTTTTACCGATTGAACTGAAATGGGATATGTACGGACAGGAAGATAGTATTGAACTTTATGAAGAAGATGTTATAAAGGACATAATTGGTGTTGCTGAAGATTTTGAATTATTAAGATTTTCACATAAACCATATAATGATGATACAAAAACCGATGTAAAATATGATTTTTATTTTTATAGTGGTAATGTTAATAATGTGACAACTGCGACTAGTAATGATTGGGTAAATAGTTACTTACCTGAAGGATTTGATAAAAGTGAAATTTATTATTATGAAAAACCTTTTACAAAATCATTTTTCAAATTGGATTTTTACGATACAATGGATGGTAAATCTCAAACTAATTATTTTACAATTATTATACCGGTTCAACAAGGATTTACAGAATCAGTAACTTTATCCCCATATATTCCGGATGTTTTGATTAAACGACCATCATATAAATTAGATTTTGTTGGTGATAAGGAAGGGTTTTTCATTTATTGGTTAAAAAATATTAAGTTTTATAACTTAACAACTTTTTATATGAGTGCTAAGTTTTTTGATGGTAAATTGGGGGTTTATGTTAAAATGATGAAAGTACCTCAATCATCTCCATTGATTCCTAGTGCTTTTGAGTTTGATTCAAAATATTTCTATTACAAAGTTAATTTAGATTATGTTAATAAAACTTATGAAATCTTGGATGATTTAAATGTTAGAGCAGGAACGACAAGTTCCATAAAATGGTATGAATATATAAATCCATAATGAGTGCAAATACGTATCGTATAAGAATATCTCCTGAAGTAATTAATGGTGATGTTTTTAAAATTAGTTATATCGGAGACCCATATCTTGAGCAACAGAAGATTCCATTTTGTTGTGATATCTATACTCGTGAGGTGACCAAATATGTTGATGGGAATGCTTATGTATATTCATCAATGACTCAAATATTAACAGGTGCAACAGGTACAACTGCGACTTCTAATATTTCAAAGGCAACACTCAAACCAGGAACATCATTATTAACAGGTTTGACTATCCCAATATTAATTACTGAAAATACGGTTGATGTTGGATATTATTCAGTTTTTGATGGAATGATAGTCCAACAAGAGGTTATGACTAACTTTTTGTTCTCCGCTAATACAACTGACCCATATACTTACAATTTTTATAATACTTCGGATATTGAGTTTAAAAAATATTTGGAATTTTCGTCTTATGAAATAGATTGGGGTGATGGTACACCAAAACAAACAGTTACAAATGTTAGTCCTAATTTTTATTCACATACATATTCACAAGATGGTGAATTTACGATTAGTATGTCAGGTATGAGCCCGTGGGGTTCTAATGTGGTAAAGAAGACGGTTAATACTCCATTTACAAATATAACAATATTAGACCCTAAAGGAACAACTTGTTTTACTCCAATGGGTGGTAGTTGGTCGGCAACTCCAATTTGTTATGATTTTATTTACAGTGGTGATGCTAGTTGTGATACATATCAAAGTGGTATTAACCCTTATTTAACAGTACCATTAGTTGTTACAGGTTATACCCAATCATCAGTGGCGGATTTAAGAGTTTATGGTAAAAAAACCGATTTAGATGATGAATATTATAAGATAGGCGTCCAAGTAACGGGTACGACCGGTGTGGTAGGTACATATTGGGGTGGAAGAGCAAGTGGTAATCAATTATACACTGGGTATACAATTAATGGAGTTGATTACTATGATTATAGTGATGGTACAACACTCTTTGTAGTTAGTGGTGTAACACCAATAGATACGGTATGTGAACCAATTGTAAAAAATGAGGCATTATTAAATGTAATTGATGAGCCTGAAGTTCAATCCAATGTGTTCATTGAACGTGGGAAAGTTTCCGGATTAGAATCAATGGAAAGATTAGGGGAAGTTGATAATTTGGGTGACCTTGAAAAATATGGGTATAAGTTTTTTAATATAATTAAAATTGATTAAAAATATAAATTTGATATTTATCAATATGAGACAAAAAAACACTAAAAATAATAAATTAATTAAAAAAGAAATATAATGGCGACTGGCACCTATGGAACTATAAGACCCGCAGATGTATCACCGGAAGATGTGGACATCATTCTTAATTATACACCATCAAGAGATGAGACAGATAATTTTGTATTAACAAAGTTAGATGCTGTGTCAATATTAAGACCTTATTTTAATAATCAAGAAACAAGTTCAAGTCCTAACCCTAATGTTGAAATATTAGGCGGATTATACAATTTAAGACTGCCTGCGGAACAATTTAACCAATTAGGTATCTACACCTTATATATTAGACCTGCGGAGATTAGAACGAGTATTTTGGATTGTGGTGTGTTATCGTCATTACCTAACGTAAAAGGACTTGTAATAGATTTGAATAATGTACCATCTCAATTTAGAAATAAATTTGTTAATCAAGGTTTAGTTGGTTTTAGAATTGAATACTTAAACTCTGATGGAACAAAAATACCTAATTTCTTTAGAATTGTTACATCATCATTCTTTTGTGAACCAGTTGTTCAAAATTTAACAAATACATCACAAAAAGCGATAAGATATAGATATACTGATAATAATACAAATTTAATCTTTTGTACGGTTTCTCCGTCGTCATCTCCGACAAACAAACCAAACGCAACACCATATATTGGACAGCCAAATCAAAATATTATAATGTCTAATACCTTCTTTAATCCTATTACACTTGATATTGAAATTGCTGACCAAGATTTCTCAACATTGGCAATTGCTCTTTATGGTAATCAAACTAAATCTATGGATGATGGTATCTACACTATTTACGATGCGAATAATAACATTTACCAACAATATAACTTATACGAAATTAGAGACCAATTTAATACGTTGTTATACGAAGTTAGACAAAATAGAGGTGATAATATTGATTTTAGTAAAAACTTTACAAACATAACTGAATAATGGCGTTACAAAAATTTACATGTCCTCCACAAGGCCCATCCGGAGCAAGTTCATTCTCTGATGATTTAGTTGGTTTCCAATTAGTCACGGGGGGTGGTTTGACGCAAGGTAATTTTGAATTTGCGACTTCTTTTAATGAGAAAACTAATAGAACTTTTAGTACAGGGACATTTTCTGACCCAATTAGTTTAGAAGGTTTAGGATTAGATAGTACAATTCAATCAAGAACAATTTTTGAGAATAATTTTAAAGTTTATCCAAATTTTGATTTAAGTCAAATTACCAATTTTACCCAATATGGTTCTTTAGTTAAAAGGTTATCAACTTCAGTTGAAACAATTATATCTAAATTCCCTGCGGCTCTTGAGGCTACTACTATGGGTGAAAATTATGTTAAAGGTGAAACTGCTACAAATATAACCTATAATGAGGTTGATAACATAACAAGTTTTGATTTAGATGTTTCTCGTTTAAGAAATCCATTTGCTATTGATTTTACTGTGAATTCAACAAGAAATATTCAATTAAAAGAAATTGAGGTATCTCCTCTTAGAGATATGACGGTTGAATATGCTAATTATAGTTTATACTATAATGGTAATGGATATAATGTAACAGCAATTATTCCTACAACATCTTTAACATCCGGGACTTTAAACATAAGTGTTAGTGGACATCCATTTCCATTTCAGACAGTTACTTTTGATGATTTGGTTATTAGACCAAATGATTATGAAGTTAATAGAATTTTTAATGAAGATTTAGATGAGGTTGAAAATTTCTTATTAAATAGAAATATAACCCCAAAATATACCGCTAATTTTAATGTGCCAAGAGAAGCTGAAGATGGTAGTTATTTTACTTCACAAGAGTTTGTAACATTCCCATTAAATGGTTCTTGGAATCTTGATATCGTAACCAATGCTTTTACAAATTATTTAGTTCAGTTAAATGATATTGGTGCATCAATGGATGAGTATAAAACAAACATTATTGCAAGATTTTTAACAACGGGTGCTTTCCAAGAGTTTGACACAATAGGTCAAAAAATGGAAAAAGTGTTACAGATTTATGGTAGAAGTTTTGACGAGACAAATAAGTTTATAAGTGCTTTGGCGTTTATGAATTCTGTACATTATAATCCCGGTGATGATATTCCATCTCAATTACTTAAAAATTTATCACAAACATTAGGTTGGCAAACAAATATGTCACCGGTATCTACTGATGATTTTTTAAGTTCAGTATTTGGTCAAAGAAATACCGACAGGTCTCAATATCCTGGTATATCAGATGCGACAACACCTGATGAGTTAAATTATCAATATTATAGAAATTTAATATTAAACTCAGCATATCTTTTCAAATCAAAAGGAACAAGAAAATCAATTGAAACTTTAATGGCTTTAATTGGTGCACCTGAAGCTTTAATTGAGTTTAATGAGTACATTTATTTAGCAGACCAAAGAATTAATGTTAATCAATTTAATACTCAGTTTGCTCAAATATCGGGTGGTACATATACTCAAGAATTACCAACACTTGAGGCGGGTAATACGTATAGATTTAGAAATGTAGAGTATACAGGATTTACAACGACATCAGTAATTCAAGATGTTAATATAACCAAAGATGAATATCCAATGGATGCGTTTGGTTTCCCTAAAGCACCGGCAAATACCGAAGATTTTTTCTTTGAAAAAGGTAGTGGATGGTTTGAACAAACACCAAAACACAGAGCCCCTGAAGAAGTAAGTTTTACCAATAGTGTATTTACCGGAGCAAACCCTAACTATCAAACAGTTTTGACACCATATAGTTATGGTCAAGAATATTTTGATAGATTTAGACAATTTCCTTTTATGAATTTAGGGTATAATCTAACACAAACTATTGATAACAATAAAAGTTGGGTTGATACAGAAGTTGGGGTACGTTCAAATTTAGATGGTGGTTATAATGCTTTATATTATACAACAAATGATGCGTTAGTTCTTAACGCCAAAAATACTGATTTATTTTTAAATCCGGCGCAAGGTTTATCATATGATGTGTGGACAATGTCGAGAGAATATAATTTCCCAATACCTAATGAAGGTTTAAATTATGTTCAACCAACTTATTGCGACCCAAATCCGGTTTCTAATTATCCAATGAGAGGTGGGGTGGATTGGACTGAAATAAATCCACAACCAAAACGTAAAACATTCTTTGAGTTTGCCCAAACATTTTGGAAAAACATGATTAATGTTAGAAATAGACAATTTTCGACTGATGGTAAGACAATGGGTTACCCAACTCTTCAGTCAATTTATTGGAAATACTTAGACGCTCAAAAATTAGCCGGAGTACCTGATGGTAGTTTCAACTATACTAACATGATTGAATATGTTGATGGTATGGGTGATTATTGGGTACGACTTGTTGAGCAAATGATTCCTGCAAGTACTATTTGGAATACGGGTGTTAAATATGAGAATTCAATCTTCCATAGACAAAAATTTGTTTGGAGAAGACAAGAGGGTTGTCAATTAATTCCGGTGCCGTGTAATCCATGTTCAATGATTAGTAATATCTTTACGTATGATTGTTATGTTCAATCAACACAATGTTCTATTTATCCATGGCAAACTAATCCACAATTACAATCATTTAGTGCGGTCTTAGGTTATTTATTGAATAATTATTTAACATCACAAGGTTATGAATTAAATGATTGTTTACTGAACACATTAAAAAGTACTTGGTATGTTGTTTTAAGTTTAGATGACGTTGAGATTGTTCAATATCAGTTTTTTACAGGTATAGGATATCTTAATACAGGTTTGAGTTCACCAACAACAGAACAATGGAACGAGGCGTTAATCCCCGCTTTAAATGGTTTAGATTTATATGGGTTTGAGTATATTTTAAATGATACGGATGTGGTTATTTACAGTTCAATTTGTTCAGTAAATGACGTTGGAATCAATTTTAAATTGAATGTTGGAATAAATTTTGAAATTTTATGTAATTAATGGCTTGTAGTTTATCTTATATATTAACTAGTTTATCGGGAGATTGTACTAATTCTAATTTAGGAGGATTTAGTATTGATATAACAGGAACTGCTCCTGATTATAGTATTCAGTGGGTTAATCCCGCTTTAGGGACTATTGTTTTAGGGGCCGGAGTTACCGGATATACCGCAACTACATTATCTGCGGGGACATATTCGTTTAATATTCTTGATTCTTGTTCACCAACAAATACCTCGTTACCGGTAAATATTTATATTTCTAGTGGTACTTGTGCGAGTATTACAGGAATTGCAAATACGACGTGTAATGTCGGCAATGGTTCTATAACAGGACAAACATCTAATTTATATGGTATAGGTACGTTTAGTTTATATGAAACTACCGAAGGTTTTATTAGTTCAGGGGTATCATTTACTAATACATATTCTTTTACAGATTTATCACCAGGTATTTACTACATTATTGCTGATGATGGTGGTGGATGTAGTGGACAAAGTGAAACTACAATAATACAACCATCAACTAATATTAATTGGGGTTTTTATACTGTAATGGATTCCGGTTGTGCAAATGTAGATTCCGGTAAAATATACATAACAGGATTAACAGGGACACCACCATTTACTTATTTATGGTCTAATGGTGAAACAACAGATTTTATTACAGGATTAACCGCTGGCAGTTATTCGGTACTTGTTACGGATAGTTTGGGATGTACATTATCTAAATCTGCGACAATAACTGAAGTTGACCCATTAGGATTTGGTTCATTTACTGTTGTCCCACCATCATGTTTTAGTAATAATGGTGAGGTAACCCTTACAATTACAGGTGGTACAGGCCCATATTATTATTCAGCTTCAACTGGGGTGATTAATGTTTCTTTTAGTTCTTCACAAACATTTTACAATATTGGTGGAGGCCCTTTTTCAGTTCAAGTTACAGACGCTGCTTTATGTAAAATAACACCAACTACTACAATAATACCTCCAAATGGTTTTAACATAGTTAGTGTTAATACAACTAATTCAAATTGTGGTGGTAGTGATGGTAAAATAACTATTAATATATCTGACGGTGCAGTACCATTTACTTACACATTAACTAATTCATTGGGGGATAGTTATGTTCAAACTAATAATTTTAGAAATTGGGTATTTACTAATTTAGAATCGGGAACTTATACCCTAACAATTTCTGATAATGGTGGTTGTACTTTTACTAATACATACACTATAAATAATTCGCCTTTATTTGTATTTACGGCTGACACAACCGGAACAACGTGTAATTTAAACAATGGTTATGTTGAAATAACAGTATCAGGTGGTACTCCACCATATACTTATAATATTGGTAGTGAATCTATTACCACACCATTAAGTGCTTATACTTTTGATAATTTATTTTCAGGTGTTTATTCTTTGGAGATAACAGAATCAACCCCAAGGGTGATTTGTAGACAAACATCAAGTTTTATTATTGACCCGTCAAATGATGTTGATTTTATGTTATCAGGAACTGATGCCAATAATGGTAATGATGGTACGGTTTCTGCTTATATAACAAACGGGGTGCCTCCATTTACATTATTATGGAGTGATAACGTAAATGGTCAAACAGGTTATTATTTAAACAATTTAAGTGCTGGAACATATAGTTTACAAGTTACAGATAGTGATGGGTGTGTTAAAACTAGAGAGGTGACTATAGATGGTTTTGATTCGATATCATCGTATCAAACATTTAATATTTGTGATAGTGAATTTGAAAACATTGGTGAATTAGTTAAAAAAGGGCCGAAAGAAATGTTAAATGAAGGTTTTTATGATTTAACATCAGAGTTTACTAATTGTATACTTAATCAAGCAATTTTTAATATTGTAGTTCAAATTGGAAATGTTACTAATATTTCTCAATTATATATTAGTACGGCTTTAAATGATTACCCAACAGATAATGAATATTTTGATGCTTTAGTTGCTTTGATTGAAACTTTTGACCAAGTTGCTCAAGTTAATATTGACCCATTAAATAACGGTATTCAAATCATTGCGAAATGTGAAGAACAATATTTGGTTGCTACCGACGTTAGTGTTAATATGTTTATTGAATATAACATATCGTGTCAATATTGTTCATTACCACCAACAGCGACACCAACCTCGACACCAACAGCAACACCAACACCGACTTTTGGGCCAACAGCAACTGCTACACCTACACCAACAACTACACCAACAACCACACCAACACCAACAACGACGCCAACTGCAACACCAACACCTACTCCAACCCCAACATTACAACAACAATGGTATTTATATAAATCATGTTTATTAGTTAATGAAGAATACCAATATATTTTACAACCTGTTTTAGCATTAAATAGTTTAATTATTGGTGATGTATTTTTAGATAGTACAGGTGGAAAACCAATTTGTTGGTCATTAGAATCTGTATATAATGGTCAACCTTCATTACCATTCTTAAACCCTACAATTTATAACACAAATTATTTTGAAGCGGTTACCAATACAAATTATGGTAGTGTTGATGAAAGAGGTTGTGAATTATGTGAGATAAGTAAAGATGAGATTGTAGAATCAACAAATAATTTCCTTGTTACTATTATCAAAGAGGAAACGCAAATTTTAGAAATTAATCCACCATTCTATTCATACAGTAGTAGTTATAGTTTCCCAATAACAGCGTTTGATTCTTTCCAAGGTACTCATGGAGGATTAACTAATCAAATTATTGAAATTACTGTTAGAGCTTTAGTACCTAATACATCGCAATGTATTTCTTTAATTGTTAATGGTAGTGTATACTTGACACAAACATTACAAGTAACTAATACGGGTCTTTATCTTGTTCAGTTTTATAATGTAAATGTTTTATCAACCGATACATTACAAATTCAAATATTCCCTGGAGCATGTAATTAATATAAAAAAACCCCTCCGTTAAGAGGGGTTATTTTTTTACCATATTTTTTCTTGTTTCATATGACCGATAACACAACAATAAGCGTCTGTTTGGTCAAAGTTTTCTTTTTTTAGGGTATTGTTTCTTGTATATTGCCAAGTTATTTGAGGTTCTCTTTTGGCGACTAAATCCCATATAATCATTTTCTTATCAACATTTTTATCTAAACCCCCAAATAAAACAAATTTACCTTTGTCGTTTGCTTGAACTAATTCCGGGAATGCAAATTTTCTTGAATTGTATGTTGAAATAAATTCAGGTACAACACCTAAAGTATCATATATTTGTTTTGTGATAAGAGTGTTAAAACGTAACAAAGTTTGAATAGTGTAAACATTATTAGAATTTAATAATGGTTCTTCTATTACTACTTTAGTTATACCTAAATCCTTATAATCTAAAAGTTTAGTTTTAAAAATTTCACTTTTAAGTAATAATTCTTTTATCTTATTTTCTTCTTTTGGTTTTGGTACAGGTGATATGTGAGTTAATTCAAGTAATTCTTGACTTTGTATATCAAATAGTGCCCAACCAATTGTTTTGGTACTAACATCTAATCCCAAAACTTTAGGACTTTCTTTAAGAGTTTTTTTCATATTTTATTAGAAATCAAATTTAACCAAAAACTGTTGAATCCCTTGTCTTAACACAGGAGATTGTAGCTTTGATATAATCATAAGATTCTTATCAGAATCGTAAAGACCAATTTCAGTAATATATGAACTTGTTCCTTTAGTCCACGTTGGATTTGAGGTTGATTGAAACTCTGCTTGACCAAGATTTATTTTATATTTCATCTCATATATTGTTGCTTCAATATCAGTTTCTAATGAACCATAGAAATAATATTCATCACCAAAATTCAATGAAGGTGTTGTTGTGTTATTTAAAACTAATGGGATAAAATCATTTAAATTATAATCGTCAGCTGCGGCATAATTCTCTTCAGTGATTGTAAACGTTGTTCCTGTTAAACTATCTACTGTTAGATAACCATTAATTGTTGTTGCACTTATTTGAGGTGTAAAATCAATGATTTTCCATTCATCTGGGTCAGGTCTACCATTACCAATAACTTTTTGACAAATAACTTGGAAAGTATCAGCATAAAACCCTGTTATTAAATCACAAGAAGGACATAGAGTCGTTGTTGTGGTTGTTGTGGTAGTGGTTGTTGGAATTAATGTTGGTTGATTTAAACATGGGAACTCAGCACCAAATCTAATTGAAACGTTTTGTTCTGTTAAACCTCCACAAGAAATATTTGGCCCTTGAATTTTGGTATAATAATTACAATGTAATGAATTTGTGAATATATCACTATTACTAAATCTGTAAGTTACATACATATATTCAGTATCCGCAGTTAAAATACCATTAACTGTTGGTTGATTATTTTCTATAACACAAGTGTTTGGTGTTGTTAATCCGATTTTAGGTGCAGGTAATGTCCAATTACGATTTGATTTATAAGACATTGCAGCAATGATTTCTTCATCATCAATTATAATGATTTGTGAATCAGGGAATACTTTACCAATTCTATTTGGATATCCATTATCATTTGGGTTATTATCCCAAAGTTGGTAATATCTAATACCCGGAGTATTCATATCCGGATTTTTAGTTGATTCTATATAGTATTCTCTGAATATTAAACTTTGTCCGTCATTTGATACTAAATCTTCAAATCCTGGTGGGTCAACCCAAAAAGTTTGACCTTTACAACACTCAGGGTTTTTATGCCACATAAGCCATGGTAAATGTAATTTGAAGTTACGAGCTTCACCTGTTGTATCTGTAGGATTATTAGGGTCATAAGGTTCAAAGGCAAATTTCTCACCATAGAAGAAATCAATTGATTGGTTAGTATAGTGAATAATAGCAATAGCTTTTTGTTCACTAGGTTGAACAACTACAGTTTCATCAAATGAATTGTAATAGTAAACAATACCCGTATCTGTTTGTCCACTATCAGACATATATCCGAAATATTCTTTACTACCTAAATAAGATGCTGAACCAAAATATTGATAACCTTTATAAGTAGATTCATATAATCCTGCAGGATTTTCCGACCAAGGAATATTCATATTCCAAATTTTAACATCAGATTCGTCCGTACTACATAATGACTCAAAATTAATAACATTTTGATTCCAATGAGAACTTGGTGTAACACTATCGTATATTGTTGTCATATTTGGTGGGTATACTAATACTCTAGCATAACATCCACTTGAAAAGTTTGAAAAATCAGGTGTAGGTCTATCTAACGTATAATTACCGTTACAAATATCTATAATTTTATATGTTAATATTGAATAACAACTACTCATAGACATCTCACAATTAGGAGGTGTTGGAGTTGGTAAAGGGGTTGATGAACAAGTTATTGTTGGAGTTGGGGTTGGAGTAGGTGTTTGACATATAGTTGATGTATGTGTTGGTGTAGGTGTTGACATAGGTGTTGATGTAGATGTCAACCCTGGCGTTGATGTAGGTGTTGGTGTTGGGCCTGGTTCACAATAACAATTGTTTTTACCTTGTCCGTCATAATATATTGTTACAAAATCACCTATAGATGGTAATCTTACAATATTTGAATTACATCCTGAATATATTAATTGAATAACACTACCACCTGTCAATGTAGACATATCTACAAGGTAGTTAGAATTTATAGTGTATTGGCTATTAGTTAACGCACTCCAAGTTATAGTTGTTGCAGTTGTATCACCGGTGAAAAATCCTCTCATTGCTGCTCTATTATAAACTGCTTGAGGAACTGATGCCATATATGGAATTCCATAAGTATTACCGGTTATTCCATCAACATAGTATGGGTATTTAACATTTTGTTTATTAGATTCAGGAGCTCCTGTTGAATTTTGAGCGTTAAACGCTGGTTCAAGAATGTTTGTTGAGGTTTGATTATAAGGTGTCCCGGTTAATGTGTTATAAGACACTTCACTATCACCTACTTGAAAATAAGAAATGTTAAAACTACCTTGTGATAGTTTTTGTCTTGCGGTATCGGTTAATCTTGTGCTAAGTAAACCTTGTGTATTTTTTAATATGTATCCCATGTGATATAAATATTCTTATTTTTTTTATTTTTAACTAACACTTATTATTTCTACACGACAACACCCACAACCGGATATCGTTGCATTACCAATACTAAATGAATCTTGACTTGATGTATAAGTACAAGGTGTTAATGGTTCGTTTTGTGTAATTGTTGTTGTTGTGTTTAGTACTATTGAATCTGAATTTGAAAATGTTAATGTCTCCCAACTTTCAGTATAAAAATCAATATAATTTGTTAAATTTTGACACCCTTGAATTGGGTTATAATTTGTGTTTGATGTTGTAGACCCTGTAGTTGTAACAGTTATTGGTGTATTATTTTTAGTTAATATTGTATTAGTAGTCAAAGTGGCTGTTGAGGCACTTGGTGAATAATTAAATTGATTATTATGATAAATATTAAAACTAATAGTTGTTCCACTTGGTAATTCAGGTGTAACACTAACGGTTGTTGTATATTGATTAGTTAATGTCGTATTATTATTTACCGGATTTGTTGATGTTGTAATTAATTTTACACTATATAATGTTGGTGGTGCCGGTTCATTTAATGTTACATTATTACTATTGGTATTACCACTTAAATCAATTACTTTAATACTATATATACCCGAACATAAATTATTAAAAATTGGTGAATTAGAATAAGTTACACCATTATCTATTGAGTATTGGTACGGAGGGTAACCACCTGAAGCTGTAATCATCAAATTACCATCACACGTACATATTGGTTGATTAACACTATAAGTTAACGAGTTAACACCTAATGGATTACAAACACCTTCATTTGCTACTACAGTTCCGTTAGCTCCTAATATGTACCAAGAGTTAAGAGGAGGATAAGATGCTGATGAATAAACTGAATAAGATAAATTACCTCCATTCAATTTCCATCTACTTAATGAAATGTCCCAATTAATTGAATAGGCATAATCATCGGAAATCCATTGATTATATCCATTACCATCTAACCCATTTGGATTAAAATGAATTTGTAAGTTATTAATACTAATATTTAAACAAAAATTATATTCAATTTCCATAGTTAAGTTGTTGAGGTTAATTGACATGTTGTTGTAGCGGTAAAATCTCCCCAATAATCTACAATAGTTACAGGATAAGACCCAACAGATAAATTCATAACCGCAGGGCTAATATTTCCTGAAATACTACCACCCCAAATATATTTGTATGGTGGAGTACCACCGGTTATTGAAACCGAAACTCTCCCATCATTTGATGTTGAACTTGAAGGATTAATAGAATCACATTCAATGGTCATTGGAAATATTGTAATTACATCACATTCATTTGATTGAAGATAAGTAATTGCTGGTTGTGGTGGTGGAGGTGGAAAACAACTATAAGCATTTTCTAAACAATCTTGACAATCAGGATGTAACGTTACAGTACCATTTGTTCCGTTATATATTAACGAACCTGATGGTATTGGCCCTTCAATTAAAGTTGCACACCCACTGAATGAAGGAACTTCAATTGAGTAAACATTACCATATATGGGTAAAGTTAGTAAAAGGTCATTTACTCCGAAATAATTATCGGATTCATTTAATTTGACGCAACATGTTTGAAAATAATATATCATTATAATGTTTTTCTGTTATACTATAAATAATCCTTTATTTGTTTTTTAACCAAAGATTTCATAACTTCTACATATTTTTTTGTAGAACTTTGAGAACTAACATAATCAAAAAAGTTAATATCCTCTTTTAGTTTATCTAATGGATTAATATTAATAAAATCTCCTTTATAAAATTTATCTTGTTTTTGGTTACCGGTAACTCCTGCCATATGAAGAATTGGTTTATCTTCATATATTTGTATTGAATCTGTTGCCCATGAAAAATCTAATTCAGGTGTTATTCGAGTTTCAATTCCATGTAACCATAAGTTCCATAATAATGACCACATTTCTGCAGTCCAAAATTGAATTTCACCGGGACTAATTGGGAATCTTTTTTGATAATCTAACATTTGGTCATATAATGGAACACAATCTGCATAAATTTTTTCCCATAATAACCAATCAGTATTTTTGATTATATATTGTCCACCACCTGAATTCTCTTGATTACATTCGATACATTCAACAGAAACACCTATAACGTCTGCCATTTCTTGAATTAATTGACCTTTACCGGAAGTTGGGTGTGCATTCTCATAACGTTCACAACAATCCATAATATATCTGTAACCAATATAACCTATTGTATCAGATAGATATGTTATATCGTCATTAATTAAACTATCAAAATTTGGTAATTTTCTGAAGATAATATCAGAGTCGTGTAAGAAGAAACATTTACCATATTCAGGAAAATCTTTTAACCATTTTGAAATTAAAAAAGGCTTTACTGTTGGTATATAATGTTTTTGAGGTCTGTCGTCAATATAATGATGAACATTAACACCTAAATCTTTAATTTTTAAAGATTCTTCAGTTGGTTTACCATCCTCACTTATAATTCCAAGTAATATGTGTATTTGATTGGGGGAGATTCCATGTTCAATAAAGTTATGTATATACACCATTATTTGCCAATGGAAATATGGTACATCAGGTTGTGCTGTAACAAAAATCATAATAATTAAAACGTTTTTAATTAAATATAAATGACAATCAAATGTAATAAATGGTAAAGATGATGATATTTATATAATATGAAACTGATTAGAACAATATCAAATTTGGTTACAGAATCTAAAAGAATTTACGAAGAGGCCTGTGAAAAAGGTGTCAACGAAAAAGAATTAGATAGATTAGAAAAAAACTACAATGAATCTTTAAAACTTTTAAAGTTGTATGAAGGTTTAGGTAAAAAAACAGAATAGTTTTACGTTCCGTAAGCTATTTCAACACCCTCAATATGTATCGTCCATCTTAATGTTTCACCAACCGCACCTGTTACTTGTACTTGTAAAGCATCGTTAGTATTGTCTGCGGTAATTGTAACATCATAAGACGCGTTATCTTCCATATCAGTACCAATAGTTGATACTGTACCAATTAAAGATGTTGTCCCACCTACATTCTTAATAGCCACTTTTCTGATGTAATGAGCCCCTGCAGAACCATCAGATTTAATACCACCAATATTAACAGTCACAAACATTGCTGTTCCATTAATAACACTTATAAGTTCACTTGTTCCATTTAAGAATATATTAACTGGTGTGGCATTTGTTGTTTTATTTCTACCAACTAAATCGATTTGTTGTGAGGCGGCCGGAGCTGTTGTTCCACTCCAAACACCTGTTGCAAATGACCTTTGACCAAAACGAGGTGCACATGCGAAACTTCCTCCCATGATTGCAGAATATCGACCCGATGTTTCGTTTCCTGCCCCACCACCTATAAAAGTTGAAGTTTCATTTGATATGTTACAATTTCCTCCAGCAATAACTGATGAACTGGCATATAGTGTCATAGTATTACAAAGACCACCACCAATAAATGAAAGAGTTCCTCGAGTATAGTTGCAAAAACCACCCGCAATTGTTGCTTGTGACCGATTTATTATATTTCCTTGTCCACCACCGATTGTTCCGTAAGGTTCACAAACACAATTACATCTACCTCCACCGATTGTTGCGTAGGCACCATATGTTGATGCTAGATTTAATCTACCACCACCAATAAATGCAAAACATTCTGAAACGGTATTACCTGAACCACCACCTATTGTTGATAATAAACCTTGTGTATTGTTTTGAAAACCACCACCTATTGTTGATAATTTACCTGCATTGTTTTTTGTTGGTGACACATTAAATATTCCCGTAGAACCAAAAGTTCCTCCAGAAGTATTATTTCCAGCACCACCACCAATAGTTGCGCCTAATGAACAACTTTCATTTGTTGGGGATTGTATTATATTACATCTACCACCACCAATTGTTGAATTGCTTGCATTAGTGCAGTTAGTTGAACCACCACCAATCGTTGAATGACTTCCACATGATATATTAGATTCACCACCACCAATTTTTGACCATGAAGAAAACACGCAATTGCTTCTACCACCATTAATAACTGAATAAGTACCTCCTGAAATTGTGTTACATTGACCACCACCTATAACATTTTTTTGATTAGTAATTGTATTATTAAAACCACCACCAATTACAGACAAACAACTTGCGTAATTTGGAATAATACTATTTCTTAAACCACCACCAATAAATGATAAATCACTTGTAATTATATTAGCAGTTCCCCCAACAATAGATGATGTACGACCTGATACGGTATTCCCTAAACCACCACCAATAAATCCTTGGTAACACCCACTTGAGCTTGTTGTAAAATTTCTTAAAAATGGTACAGATAAAGAGAATGGATTTACTGCCGCAGTTGCACCACTAACATATAAGTTAGTATATGGTGCGGAATATGTTTGTCCCGTAACAACTACGTTTCGACTACATCCAAGATTATCGTATGTTAATAAAAGGTCATTTACACTAAACGATGATGATTGATTCCCGTACAATTGTATTGTACAATTATTCGCGGAATATGATTGTATTACTTGAGAATTACCTATAAAGTTTAATGCTCCACCACCAATTATAGAATGTGCCCCACGACTTACGTTAACACTTCCTCCTCCAATAACCCCAAATGGTTCGACCACTCTATTATTATTACCACTAACAATACCACCACCATAAGAATTTGAACCTAAACAGTTCCCACACCCACCTAATATTGCTGCTCTAACCCCATATGTTTTATTTTTAAAACCACCAACAATAATACCATCTTCACCAACACCTGTTGTTCCAGATATTTGATTACATCTACCACCACCAATAAATCCGTATGATTGACAAATTGTATTATTACCACCACCGGCGATTACTGACCTTATTGGATTTAATGTATTACTGTTAATACAGTTAAAAACACCACCACCTATTGAAGAATCTGTTCCACAAATAAAATTAAATCTACCTCCCGCAATTGTTGTATAATTACAACATATTGTATGACTACGACCACCACCGATAAATGAATCAATTCCTGATGAAGTGTTATATCTACCACCACCAATTGTTGAATAATTACCTAAAGAACAGTTACATCTACCACCACCAACAAATGATTGAAAACACGCTGTATTATTTCTACCACCGACTATTGTTGCGTAAGTACTTAATGCAGAATTACCACAACCTCCGGCAATTGTTGTTGAAATTCCTGAAGTTTGGTTAGACCTACCACCACCAACAAATGAACATCCACACAACGCGGTATTTAAACGACCACCGGCAATTGTTGAGGACGTACCTGATATGCTATTACCACAACCACCACCAACAGTTGAACCAAAACATCCTGATATATTACAACGACCACCACCTATTGTTGAATAACAACCTGCATTATTATTACCATAACCACCTCCAATGAATGAATGTGTTCCACCACTAACTATGTTTTTTCTACCACCAACAACCATTGAATTATTTGTTGTTGCTGAGTTTGAATACCCTCCTAAAGCTCCGGAATTATTACCTGATGCAAGATTATTAACATCTCTTCTTATAGAAGAATTAACACCTGTCCCACTAACAATAACAACAAATGGTGAGCCACTAATTGCTTCGTCAATGGTTGATTTATAAGATGAACCTGCCGGGTTTTGAGTCGGGTTATTAGTATCAACAATATGTATTAATGTTTGACTAGTTGTAAAACCTGATGGTGAATATGTTCTTTGAGTTAATATCATTGGTTTTTTGTTTTATATTATAAATAGTTCATTATTGGAAATCGAATATCTCAAAATCCATAAATTCAAAATATTCATAATCTTGAAATTGTTTTGGAACTGGTGGTAATAAATTACAATATACTACTTCAAATCTTTCACAACCATCACCATAAATAACTTTAATACCTACTGCCGCCACATTATTAAATTGTGGTGGTAATACTATAACATTGTCAGGTGGTACTGATGTTGTAATTGTTGCAATTAAAATACATTGGTTACCATAGACATCACACGCATAAATTATATACGGAAAGTTTGAACCTGTGATTGATTGTATGTTAATTGCTGTCATATCTTAAAAAGTATATAATGGGTTTGGTATTCCGACTATTGAACCATTGACAACTGTTACGACAGTATCAGGATAATTTGTTGCGGTTCTAACACCATTAACAATTGGGTTTGCTTTAATTGTGTATGATGTTAAATTAGGTGGTGATGTTAATCGTAGGTCATAATCATAAACATATACTTGTTGTAACTGATATCGTTGGTTACCTGGATTTAAAGTCACCCCTTTAGTACTAAAATCACAGGTTTGTGCTGATAATGATGTTATTGGTGTGTATGGTGACGAGTTACCTGAAAAAGGTATTGTTAAATTATATGAATTATAAAACTGATATACTCCTTGTATTGTAGCGCCTGTCGCGGGGTTATTCACATTAAAAGTTAGTTTTCTATCTTGATAAAATGGAGATACATATCTTTGACCTCTATTAGTGGTTCTAATCATGTTATTTGTAGTTCCGGTTGACGAACTATTAATAGTATTCACTAAACTATTTAATGTAGATTCACAAAATTGTTCACAAGTTGTATAATTAATTTGTTTTGTTATTGTAGGCATATCCATAGTTAATGTATAACTATTAGATGTACTTCCAGTTGTTATCACACTTGAATAATGTATGTCAAAATATGTTGGAGTTGTATTATCGCCACATTCTTGAAGACCGGTACTATTTTGTATTGCTAACGTAATGTATTGATAATAATTAATGTTAGTTGGGTTTGAGTTATATCCGGAGGTTGCTTTTCTACTTTCATATGAATTTTTATAAACGATTAAATCATTTAAATCACTAAAAATCATATTAATTTTACCAATTCCTGATACAATTGTCTTTTCAAATGTTATTGTGTTATTATTTGGTGGTTCAGCACACACTAAAGTTGTGCTGAAGTTAGAACCAAAACTACATGTGGTAGTACCTGTCGTAACATTTATTTGTCTTTGTAATAAGTTTGTTAAATTACTTGTATTCACATTAGCGAATTGATTCACCGCGTCACTTGTTGCACCCATGGAATATTTCCAAAGGTCTGATGAATTTATTTGACTAGTAGAACAACCTGATAATTCTAACGGTATTGTACTTTGACCACAACTTCCCGGAATAATATTGGTTATCGAGCTCGTTTTAATTTTATAAGGTGTGTTTAAATAACTATCTAAACATAATGAACAATCAAAAGAATCTAAACAAGTGAAATAAAAATCCCAATTTGTTTGTGTATTTAATTGATTTGGAATTACTTCTAAAATTAAATAATCACCTGAATTTATTGTTAATGAAGTTAATGAAGTTACTTTAAAAAAATAACTTGGGTCAGGAGTTACGTAATTAGCGGTTCTACCTGATTTTGGTAAAGTTAATAATGATATGTCTGAAATTAAATTTGACCCAGTACCGATAGTCCAATATTCTAAAATAAGTGGTTCATCGTAAGAAGAACCTGAAAAAGTTATTTTAAGCGAATCTGATACAGCAAAACCGTTAAATTTCCACGCAAAATAATCAGTTGTTGGGTCTAAATCAAAGGTTGTTTGTAATGATTCGGGTGTCACACCAATACCCGCACCGGTAAAATTAACTCTATGTGTGTAATCATTATTAATTAAGTTACCATTATCACAATTGTAAGATGTGATTGTTATTGGAGACAAACAATTCATTTCGGCTTGGACAACACCATTATCTCCTGTTTGAGAAAAATTAAGTCCGTTTAAGTTAACTTGATTTATTATCGGAGTGTAAACTCCTGATGGTTGTATTACAGCATTTGTACCTGTTAACGGGTGAGTGTATTGGTAAGTTAAGTTATTACCAAACCCTGATGTAAAGGCTAATGTTGTTGTACTATTTGGGCCATACCAATATATCTGATAATCACTAATTTGATTATCACAATTACCTGTTAAATTCCCCACAACAATTTGACCAATACTGGTTGATTCATATGTATCAAAATTTAAATCACATGTGATACATAAATCATTTGATTGTAGGTCAATAGTTGCGCAACATTTATTTCCTGTGTCAATAATTTTTATAGACGTAGTATTATCTGGAACATTACCCATAATATATGGACAAGTTGTTAATGTTAATAATGGTATACTTACTTGAAATGGTGTTGTATAGTTATCAACATTTGAATAAATGTTAAATGCTCCAGTTGATACAAAACCTTGAGGGTAAGTTAAACAAGTTGACGCTGAAAATGGCATATTTTAATTTTTAAGTTTTATTATACATATATCCACCTAAACCACAATCAATACATTCTGAAGGAACAGGTATTGGTGTAGGTGTTGGTGTAGGTGTTGGTGTTGGAACAATAGATTCTGAACATAATATACAATCCCCTTGGTCTAAAAATCCATACGGGCCTTCTAAAAGTGTTATATTATCAATACCTATAGTATTATTATTAACTCCTATGTAAGAGATACAAATAACTTCACCATTAACATTTGCTTTATAAACTTCAAATTTAGTTATAGTATTACCGTTAGGTGTTATGATTTGGTTTGTTGTAAACAACATCTTACCTGTGCCGTAACACTCTTGGAATTGATAACTATATGGACAAACTATACTATCATCTATTGTATTAAAAGTCACTCCTGCCTCAAAAGTACAATCACGAGAGATTGTTGGAGACGGAGTTGGTGTTGGGCTGGACGTAGGAGTTGGTGTAGGTGTTACACTTTGAATACTTGCACTTATAACAACATTACACGGATTAGTTGGTGTAGGTGTTGGTGTAGGTGTTGGTGTGGATGTAGGTGTGGCGGTTGGTGTAGGTGTTGGAACGTCACAATCAAAAATTGCTGAAAAATCTAAACTAGAACAATTTGCGGTTGGACTTGGTGTTGGTGTTGGACACACTCCACTAAAAAAATAAACACTATCTAAATCCGGACATGGATTAAAACAAGGAGATTGACCTGATAATAAACAAGTTCCATCTAAAACTGTTGATAAACACCATTGAGTTGAACCTGTATTATAGTAGATGAATAAGTTATTTGTTTGACCAGTCCAATATAGTTCAGAGTTATGTGTTCCGGCGCTAAAATAAACATCGTCAAAGGTTGGATAACCTGTATTAGATAAGCAATATGTTGAACTACAAGGCATGTTATAATGTTAAATTTAAAATTGATTCACAATTATTGTCATCAATTACTTTTAGGTTAAAAGATGTTAATGAACTCCAAATAGGTGGTACTATAAAATTATATGGAAACGTTGAAATTGTATCTATATAAATTGATAGAGTAATTGGATTGTCACACAGATAAATCTGAAATGGCAGTGTTCCGGTAATATTACTGATTGTTATTTGTGCACTCATTTTAATATGTTATCTCAATAAATATAATGGGAATGAAAAACTTGTGAAGATTGACTGTTATATTATTTTTTCTTATCTTTGATGTATGTCAGATGATGCCGAAATTTTATTAGAAATACTACACGATATATTAGGTGATGAAAAACTTCACTATGAATCAAAAGGTCAAATATCTTTTGATTGTCCCGTATGCGATGAAGACAGACATAAAGGGAATCTTGAGGTGAACTACTTTGAACACGTATATAAGTGTTGGAGTTGTGGTGATGAGAATGGGACTCACGGGCCACTTGGAAAACTAATAGATAAATTTGGTAACAAGAAACAACGTAAAGTTTATAACCTACTTCAACCTGAAAATCACAAACCAAAAGAGAAACGAGTTAATAAATTAAAACTACCTGAAGGGTTTACCCTATTCAAGGATAGTAGTTTGGTTTATCCGGTTCGTCGTCAGGCTTACAATTATTTAACACAGAGAGGTATCACTGATGAGATTATTGAAAAGTATGGTATTGGGTTCTGTGATAAAGGAGCATTCTCTGGTAGAATTATTATACCATCTTATGATAGTAAGGGTGAGTTAAATTATTTTATTGCTCGAAGTTGGGATTTAAATTCAAGAGCCAAGTACAAAAACCCCGAAGCCGCAAAAGATGAAATAATTTTCTTTGAGAATACAATCAATTGGAACGAAGACATCCATCTTTGTGAGGGTGCATTTGATGCTATATTCCTACCTAATAGTATCGCTATGTTGGGAAAACATATGTCTGACTTATTACTTAACACCTTATATGAGAAAGCGAATGGTAATATAATCATATGTCTTGACTCAGACGCTTGGGCTGACGCTGTTAAATTATATCATAATTTAAATGGTGGTAGATTATATGGTAAAGTTAAAATAATAAAATTAACAGGTGATGCTGATGTTGCCGATTTAAGGGGTGACATCAGTAATTACTTTTATAAAATGAAATAGATGAAAGATTTAAATGAAGTTGCAAAAGAAATTAGAGATTTACTAGATAAAAGAAGACAAGAACTTGAACTAACATTCGTTGAGGACACCCACACCTATTATATGAAAGATATAAATGGTGAGATGAGAAGTGACTTTCCATCGGTAAGTAAGGTAATCAAATATTTCTACGATGAATTTGATAGTGAAGGGATATCATTCAAGAAAGCCAAAGGTGACGTGTTTGTTCAACAACAACTATTAGATGAATGGAAAGCGGCTGGTGATTATGCAACAAATATGGGTAGTAGAGTCCATTATTTGTTGGAGAAAAAAGTTATTGATATGTTTGGTGGTTATAAAGATGTGAGACAACCAATATTTGAATGTGACTTTACTCAAGTATTAAAAGGAGATTCAATGGTATCTGCGGGTACATCATATCTAAACCTTATGGTTGAAAGAGGTGCCGTATTATTGGATACGGAGATTGTATTGGGTGACCCTGAATTGGGTTATACAGGACAACCGGATAAGGTGTGGTTGATAATGAATAAAGAACAAACCGAATTTGGGTTGGTTATAACCGATTGGAAATCAAACAAGCCAAAGAACTTTGAGGAAACTCATTTTACCACGAGAATGAAATACCCATTTCAAAAACACCCGAACAATGCGTTGGGTCATTATTTCACCCAATTACCTTTTTATGGTAAACTTCTTCTTAAAATGTTACAGGGAACTAAATACGAAAATATGAAATTATTTGGGTGTATTATTGTCTTGGTAAAAGAAACGGGTGAGTACGAAGAATTTAGAGTTCCAAAGGAAGTAATCACAACCATATTAGATATGGATATGAAAAAGTATTTGACAAAGAAATAAAAAATAATTAAATTTAAAATAAAAACGTATGGACGATTTATTAAAACCAAAAATTGACTTAAAACAACAACCAACATTAGTATGTGAAGAATGTGGTGGAATGTTCTTCAGAGAAGTTGTTATGATAAAAAAAGTTAACAAATTGTTAACGGGGGGTTCTGAAGATACTATTGTACCTTTCCCAACTTACAGATGTGATGATTGTGGTCACGTAAATGAGGATTTTAAATTATTTGATAAATAATGAAAATAGTTAAACGACCTGAAGTTTGTGGTATATGTACAGCATCATTATGGTGGATACCGACAATGACTTACTTCATTATGAAAATGAATGATATAATATCACCAAGAAAAGAATGGGTATGGTGGGTAGCAATACCAACTATGTTTTTAATATGGGGATTGTTAAATTGGAAAATAAAAAAATAAGATGATAAAAAAATTAGTTCACTTTAGTGACTTACACATACGATTATTTAAAGACCACGATTTATACCGTGGAATCTTGAATAATATGTTGGAACAATTCAGAGAGATTGCTCCGGACAGAATTGTCTTCACAGGAGACTTAGTTCATTCCAAAAA